TTAAATCGTTCTATCGGTTACCTCAACCTTTGTTATAATATCGCGCAGTCGTTCGCCGTCAATCATATATTCTAAAATTTCATCGACATCTTTACACCATTTTTCTGTTTTTTGCTGGTTGTCTACAAATTTTTCGCAAATTAGCATTTGCATCCTAGACTCGGATGTGCGTTTTAATTTAGGGAAAATTCCAAATACTCTGTCATTATATTCAAATTCAATTTCTCCGCCACTGTTTACACACCACTTAAAATCACTAATCGTTTTAAATCGATTATCTTCCAAACTGTTTTTTTCTATAATCTTTGACATGAATTTCACCTCATATGCTTTAAATTCCGGTGCGCCATCTGGATAGTTAATTGGCGGTCCGGGTTTTGGATATCCGTTACTCCAATCTATATCATGGTCATGTGGGTCTGTATGAGCCCTTGGATTATCATGATCTGTATGGTGCCTCTCTTTTGTTGCTCTGCCATCTTCACCAATCTTTGTTTCTCTATCATATCCGCCTCATTTTCCATCTGTTCTGCTTTTATTAATATCTCCGGGCTCACCCAAAAATCTTTCATCTTCGGGCTTACTCGGCCGCCACTTCCCACCATAAGCACTCCCCATGCCTTTTATCTCGTAATCGGATAGTATATGCCCGGTCGATTTTATAATGATATCACAATCTTCCGGCCACGGCTCTGTTCCGCAGATATATTTTACGTATTTAGACGGAACGTATGGATCATCATTCATATACCGCCATGAACTCAGTTCATAATCAACAAATACAATATTCCCTTGCATTTCAGGAAACGGCTCATTGTAGCAAATAATTCGTTCCGGCTCAATTTGCCGCAGCATTTCATTGTAGCCTTTTAGAAAAAACTCTTTTTGATCGCTGTGATTATTGTGTGCCGACACCATGTAGGTTGAAACTGCGACTGTAGACCCTTTCTCAATCCCGTCAAAACAAAACTCAAAGGTGTTTTCTTCTCCCCAACTGACGGAGGGGATAACTCTTATCCCTTTTGAAGCGTAATATGCTCCACACCAGCGGTTACGAAAGGTATTGAAAAGCTGCATAACCGGTGCCATTTCAGTGTACATACTAAAATCCGGCGACAATACCGCCCGGTAGCGTTTTAGCCTTTCAATGTCGTTGTCCGGATTTTTCCATACCCGCTCAAACTTATAGTCGTAGAGAAAGAAATGCACCATGCGGTCGAGGTGATTATTGCTTTCAAGCTTGGCTTTGTCAAAGCCGATCAGCCTTAAATCAGTAAAATCATCTTCTTTTGATTGAAACCTTGGGATAATTGGAACTTGCAATTTTCCCTTGCCTTTAAATTGGTTTCGCAGCAAAAATGGACTTGTACGATACTTGTAGTTTTCTTCTGTCATTATAACACATCTCCTATTGAATGATAAGAACAAAAAAGTCCTTTCACGAATAGGCTGAAAACAAGCAAAGGTTGCCCCAAAATAGGAAACTATTTTTAAATATTCACAAATTATTTACAAATACAGTTTGTACAACCAGCCGAAAGGCGTCGAACCTAACTTGATTCGACGCCTTTCGGTAAATGGCAAATGACCCTAATTGTGATACAAATGAACCCCCTTTGGCGTTAGGGGGGTCACTTTACGCAAAGGGGGTTCACCCACAAAAAACCAACAACCCGCAAAAATCGAAATATCAATTATTTGCGCAATTTAACTGGGTGGAGACTGAATAAGAAATCTCCGTATGCGGTTGAAAATCTTTTGTTAATTGATATCCGTAATTATCGGGAGAATAGTCATCCGATAACGGGCTTGTTTCTATATTTAGTTGCTTGAACAACAATTCATATTCATTCATAAAAAATCACCTGCTATTTTGTGGCGCATTCATGATCATAGCTTTACCCAAATGGTTCTCGATTATTTTGATTGCGTTAGAATTTGAGAAAGTTTGCATATAGGTATGATGGATTGTCAGAACACAGTCCTGCAAATCCCTGCAACCCCCAATTTCTTTCTTATCCAAATCTTCTAACGGAGAAACTTTAATTCCTAATTTTTGGCATTCATCCATATGTATATGCCTCGAATGAGTAAAAGTTTCCGCATGGCTACTTAATTTTTCTACAATGGCACCAGCTGTAGTGTCGGGAACCTCGGTATCTGCTAACATATTATCACACAGCCATTGGCGAACCATAGTTTGTGACCAATCGATAGCTTTTTTGCAATCGCCAAGAAAAGTCGGGTGATATTTTGAAATAATCACTTGCCATAATGGCGCAGAGGCAGGATTCTTTTTAATGTCATCCTTTGCAGCGTTGAATTCCTCAATTACTCCAGCACAGGACATACCACCGAATTGCGGATCTATCGGACCGATATTTGACTGTTTCCCCATCACGATTTCTTTGCACGATAAAGCAATCATCGTACCAGCCGACATCGCCATTTGCGGAATAAAAGCTCTAATGTCTTTTCCGAATATACTCTTTAGATAATGCACGATAGATTCAGTTGCAGCAGTGTTACCGCCAGGTGTATGTAAAATTAAATCCAAACCTATAGATTTATCCAGGCCGTATACCGTCTGCATAAAAGCATTTTTATCATTATCGTCTATTGCTCCGCTGTTGTTTGGTTTCTGCAAAAAACCGGAATAATAGGCAATTACGTTTCTGCCTGTATATTGGTGCATAATGTCCAAGTATTTCCTGCGAATAATATCCAGTGGATTTCCAACCTGTACAGATTGGATTTCGGATAAAACCTCACCCCAATTCGGCATAAAGACCCTCCTTGTCGACAGAAACCGACCTATATAATTTAGTATAGCACAGAATGCGCAGAAATGCCAGACATAATGCAAAAAACCCACAGGCCGTTAATCCTGTGGGCTTTGCGCTATTCTGCGGTCAAACCGTAATCTCATGCCCCGTCTGGAACCGAAAGATCAGCCGCCCGTCCCGGTGGACGGTCACGGTGTCAATGGCCGTGAGCCAGAGCCGGTCATCAAACTCGATGATTGGTTCTCCGTACTCCGCCAGTTCGAACATAAAGCCGCCGATGTCCTCGGCCTTGGCTTCCCGCTGGGCTTTTGCCGCCTGGAGCTTCTCCAGCTTGGCCTTGGCGGTTTCGTACCGCTCTGCCAGGCCGTTGTAGCGTTCCAGGTAAGCGGCCTGGTCCTGTGCCGTGGTGGAATTTTCCTCGATGCACCGCTTGGTCAGCTCGGCCACCACCTCCATTTCGGAAAGGAGCGCCGCAATCTCGCTGTCCAGGGAGCCGGTGTCGGTCAGCGCCGCCTGCATGGTGCGGCACTCATCCAGCAGCCGCTCTTTATCCGACACCAGCGCATTGAAGGCATCCAGGAACCGGGCCTTGATCTCCTCCTCAGTCAGGTGCGGTGTCTGGCACTTTTCTTCACCGGTGAACTTGCTGTTGCACCGCCAGATGGTGCGCCGGTACTTGTCGGTGGAATGCCAGACCTTGGAGCCGAAGAATCCGCCGCAATCCCCGCAGACCAGCCGGGAGGAAAAGATACTGTTGCCGCTGTAGCTGCGTCCGATGGACTTCCGGCGCTCCAGTTCCCGTTGCACCAGCTTCCACTCGGCGGGGTCGATGATGGCCGGGTGGCTATTCTCCACATAGTACTGTGGTACCTCGCCTTCGTTTTTCTTTTGCTTTTTGGTGAGGAAGTCCACCGTGAACGCTTTTTGCAGGAGAGCATCGCCCTTGTACTTCTCATTTTTGAGAATACTCTCCACCGTGCTGGCTTGCCACTTGGCCTTGCCAGCGGGGGTGGGTATCCCTTCTCTGGTGAGAAGAGAAGCGATGGAGCCGGTGGTTTTGCCGGTGAGGAACAAGCTGTAAATCCAGCAGACAGTCTCTGCTTCCTCCGGCACGATTTCTGGCAATCCGTCTGCGCCCTTCCGGTAGCCCAGAAAGTGGCTGTACGGCAGGCTGACCTTCCCATCGGCGAATCGTTTTCTCTGCCCCCATGTGACGTTCTCTGAAATGGAGCGGCTCTCCTCCTGCGCCAGGGAGGACATGATGGTAATCAGCAGCTCACCCTTGCTGTCCAGGGTGTAGATATTTTCCTTTTCAAAGTAGACCTCCACACCCTTTTCCTTTAGCTTGCGGACGGTCACCAGGCTGTCGACGGTGTTCCGGGCAAACCGGCTGACCGATTTGGTCACGATAAGGTCGATTTTCCCATCGAGCGCATCCCGCACCATCTGGTTGAAACCCTCGCGCTTTTTGGTGTTCACCGCCGAAATGCCTTCATCGGTGTAGACCCTTACGAACTCCCATTCTGGCTTGGACTGAATGAAGCGGGTGTAGTAGTCCACCTGGGCTTCGTAGCTGGTGAGCTGCTCCTCGCTGGAGGTGGAGACGCGGGCATAGGCCGCTACCCGCCGGCGCACCACAGCGTTACGCGCCAAGTGCGTGATGGGCTGAATGGTGGGCGGGATGACCGTTACGGCTCTTGCCATTTTTCACCCCTCCTTTGCGCCAGCGCCCGCTGCCGGGCGATTTCCTTCATCTCCGGCGTCCAGCTCTTGGCCCTGGATATGTGTTCCCAATGCCGCTCTGCCGTGGAGCCGTCTTTGAAATGGAACACCAGGGTCTTGTCCGGGAGGGCATCGATGCCCTTGATTCTTTCCAGAAAGACGCCCTCATCAAACTGGGCAAGGCCGAGCACCTGGGCGGCAAGGTCGTAGAGCAGCTTCTCCGGGATCTGGGATGTGCCGCAGGAAGGCAGATCTGTCTGCACCACAGTTGGGCAGTTCCAGAAATGTCGCTTCCCGCCTGTGCATCTCTTGTAGTTGCGACCGCACACCGCGCAGGCGATCATACTGGTAAAGGCCGACCGCCGGCGGGGCCGCTTGACCGGGCTGTTCTCCGTAATTCCGGCAAGAAGCTCCTGGGCGGCATCGAAGGTGGCCTGGTCAATGATGGCCTCATGGGTGCCCTCCGCATAGTATTGGGGCAGCTCACCCCGGTTCGGGATTTCCTTCTTCTCCAGATGGTTGTTCCGGTACTGCTTTTGCAGGAGCGCATTGCCCAGATACTTCTCATTGGACAGTATCTCCCGAATTCGCATGGAGTTCCACTTTCCGCCCAGAACACCGGTGAACCCTCGCCGGTTTAGGTCGATGGCCAGACTGGTAAGGGATTCTCCCTCCAAAGCCCTGCGGAACACCTCCCGCACTACCGCCGCCTTTTCCGGGTCAACGGCCACGCAGCCCTTCTCAATTTTGTACCCGAACAGGAAGCGCAGGTTGATCAGCTCGCCGCGCTCGAAGCCCCGGCGAATCCGCCACTTCTGATTCTCGCTGGCGGAGCGGCTCTCTTCCTGTGCGTAGGAAGCCAGGATGGTCATCATCAGCTCTCCGTCTGCGCTCATGGTGTGGATGTTCTGCTCCTCGAAATAGACGTCAACCCCCAGTGCTTTCAGTTCCCGGACGGTTTCCAGCAGGGTCACCGTGTTCCGCGCAAAGCGGGAGATGGATTTCGTGATGACCATGTCGATGTTTCCGGTGCGGCACTCAGCCAGCAGGCTTTGAAACCCGTCCCGGCTGTCCTTGGTGCCCGTGAACGCTTCATCGGCGTAGACCCCGCAGTAAAGCCAGCCAGTATGCTTCTGGATCAGCGCACTGTAGTAGCTCACCTGCGCGGACAAAGAATGCCGCATGGCATCCTTCCCGGAGGAAACTCTGGCATAGGCCGCGACCCGCTTCAAGCTGGGCCGCATGGGTGCGGGGAATGAAATTTGTTGAATGGTTCTTGCCATTCCGTCACCTCCTTGTCCAGTGCATATTACCTCTAAAAAGGCTTATTATCCAGCGATTTCGGCGATTCAAAGCGGAATATACTACACGAAGATACCTCGTGCTTTTTGGCGATAATTGTATCAATTTTGCGGTAGTCATCCTCGCTGATGATGCCCTGGCGGAGCATATTCCTGGCAAGGCACATGGCGGTCTGGTAGGCGGTCAGCCGCTGGTACAGCTCATCCATCGGCACTCACCGCCTTTTTCCGAGCTGCGGCATAGCAGGTGCGGGAGCAGTAACGCCGGCCTTTCGCACCGCTTTGAAACGAGCATCCGCAGTAGGCGCAGGTAAAGGTATGGAGGGTACGCTTTCCGCCCTTGTCGGGATGTGCGTTCCACCAGGAGATGCGGCATGAGTCCGAGCAGAACCGTTTTCGTTTTCGATGGGGCGTCTGGATGACGGGCTTCCCGCATCTCTCGCAGATGTCTGGAACGGCAGCGGCATTCTCGCCAGCGGGATGGCGGCGGAGGTAGGTTTTCACGCTGTTGACCGACAGTTCCAGAGCAGCGGCGATTTTCTTATACCCCAGCCCTTCCTGACTGAGTTTATGGATTCTGAGCTTTTCGGCTTCTGTCATAACAAGCCCCTTTCCGAGAGGCATAAGGCACTTCTCACCTTACAGCCACGGAAACGGGCAAATATGAGGATGACAAAAAAATAAAGGGGTGCAGCCACGAAAAATGACTGCACCCCTTCGGCTGGGCGGATATTCAGCTGGGGATCTTCAGCTTCTGACCGCTGTAGATGGTGTCGCTGTCAAGACCGTTGAGGGTCTTGATCTCCTTGTAGCGGACACCGCTGCCCAGATACTTCTCGGCGATGCCCCAGAGGGTGTCGCCCTTGACCACGGTGTGGACGCGGTAGGTCACCGCCGCGCTCCCCGCCGGCGCCAGGTCGGAGACCCGTACCGGGGACATGATGGCGTTGGTGCCGCTCTCGTTCTTGTTGATGACCGCACGGTCGCCGGAAACCTCGTGGACATACCATTTCTGCTTCCGCACCCAGGCAGGGATGGTCTGGCCACCGTAATACTTCGTCCCGGTGATGGCCACCAGATCACCGGCCTTGATTTTATCGCCGGGCCGCTCCGGCTCCATAGGCGTGTCCGGCGCGGACCCGCCCAGCTTGTCCTTGACCGCCGCCCGGAAGGTGTCCATGTTCTTCCCGTGCTTCGGCCACCAGTGCAGCACATCCGCATGATTGGACGCAATGCCCAGGTCGTGGCCTTCGCAGTGGCAGATGATGTCCTGCTCTGTCAGGCCATAGAGTCCGCAGAGATACACGCAGAGGTCCACCGCTTCATGATAGACCTTGTTCAGATAATCGGCGTCCGTGAGATCGTCCTCGCAGATCTCGAAGGAGATGTGGGTGTCATTGGCGGAACCGCCGGCGTGCCAACCACGGTGATCCCACGGCAGGGTCTGGTAGGTGGCCACCGTCCCATCTGCCAGCTTGCCGATGAAGGCGTGGACGCAGACCTCCCGGTCCATAGGCTGGTTCCAGTGGTTGTTGTACTGGTTCTTCCCCAGCAGTCCGTCATCCGGACCCACATAGCGTTTGAGCCAGGGGTTGTTGGCGCCGGTGGAGTGTACCATGATGCCCTTGGGGGTGATCCGGCGCCCCGCTTTATAACAGGCGTTGTTGGTGAAAATCAGCTTATGCAGATTCATTGTCGCTTCCTCCTTTGTCATGCAGTTGTTCCAACACGTCTTTCAGCTTCTCCGGGATGGGAAGGCCCAGGCGTCCGGCATTCTCAAGAAAAGAGATACCCTCGTTGGACAGGTAGAAGAAGATCACCGCCGTGCGGAGCACTCCCTCCTGACCCAGCACATACACGTCCACCAGGTTGCCAATGCCCACCAGCACGAAGATGAGCACCTTCCGGCAGATACCCTTGAAACCCACGGCGCTGGACAGCTTCTTGTCCGCAACAGCGCACATCACGCCGGTGATGTAGTCCACCAGCACGAAGGCAATCAGCGCGTAGAGAAAGCCATCCACACCGCCCAGGTACCAGCCCAGGAAGCCGCCCAGGGCAGAAAAGGCAACCTGGAGGCTGATCCAGATCGATTTCATAGTCTTGTCCTCCTTGTTTTTGAATATGGAAAAGACGCCCCCAGCGAGAGCGCCTTTGTCCTCATGTCAGCCATTCCGGTTTTTCCGGGATGGTTTGTGTGTTGGTACCGTCCAGCCATGCCTGGTACCAGTTTTTTAATTCCGAGAGCTGTCCCTCCGAGAGGGTATCGTACCAAAGCTGCCCCCGGTTGATGATTGGGAAGCACTCCAACTCTCGGCGTCTTCGGTATTCCGCCTTTGCCGCTTCAGACTGTGCTTGGGCGTCTTTGCCTTCGTCAAAGACAAGGGTGCCATCCCGCATCCGGTAGGAAGTGAAGTGTTTCTCAAAATGGGAGAGGTCATTCGGCTCCGCTGTTTCCAAAGCGTCCACCAGTTCACCCTCCAGGGCGTAACTTTCCACATAACCCTGCTCGTTCAGTAATACCTTCATAGTCGCACCTCAGTTGATTCCAAATACACGGTTGATCTGCCCATTACCGCCTTGGATGGCGAGAGTCACCAAGGAGCCAGAATAGGAAAGGTTGAAGGATTTGTAGTTGGACTCGTCCGCAATCTGGAAGGAAACCGCAGAGGTTGTCAGCATGATTTTTGGCACGACCAGGGACGCACGTGACGCCGTGCTGCTTGGCCTGCCGATGATGACATAGAAGTTGTAGTTTCCGTAGTTGAAAGTGATGCTTCCGCTGGTCAGCGTCCCGTTGTAGAGAGACGTAGCGGCGATGCCCAGGTTTGTCCGAGCCGCTGCAGCATTCTTCGCCCCGGTGCCGCCGTAGGCAATCGCCAGGGCGTTGGTCAGCGAGATGGACGTCCAGGAGCTTCGGTCATAAGCTCTTTTCACCGCATAGGAGTTTGCCGCCAATGTAGTACTGGAAGATGAGATGCTGGATGACAGCTTAGTCAGCCCGTAATATGCGGTGGTGGCGTATAAACAGCCAATGGCGATCCACCATGACCCGTCATACACGAAATCAACCGTTTCCTTGTCCCTCCAGATATCTGCGATAACAGACATCCCGTCCGTGCTGCAGATGAACTTGTCCCCGGTGCCGTTGACATTCAGCTTGGGCTGACTGGCGGAATTCCCATAGGTAAACTGTACTGCGATGCGGGAACCTGTTTTCAGTTCGAAGCCGGGGCAGCTCACCACCTTCACTTGGGTGGCTTCGGCGGTGGAGCAGGTGCCAAAGTATGGCTTGTCGAAAGGATAGTCAATCTCGTCCGGGATCAGCGTCCCCTCAATGCGTGTATCTCCCACCACATGGAGCGCCGCCTCCGGGCTTGGGGTATTAATACCCACCATCTTTTTGCGAAGCGCCACCAGGGGCGTGCCCTGGGAGACAACGAAATACAGATCCAGCGAGGTCAGCGAGTTCAGCTGGTCACGGATCTGCAGGTGGAAGTCATAGGACGATTCGGAATCAAGGTTGCACAGCTCCAGATTGGAAAAGGAGAAGCTGGAACTGGTGGCGGTCACCGAGCCGAGGATGCTGGTGTAGCTGTTGTACGAGGACGCGCTGGTGAGCTTATAGCGGTACCGGGCATAGAGAAGGCTGTTCTTCTGCGTCCCATCCACCGTGATGGGCGAAATGCTGCCGTTGAACACGAGCTGCATCTCGGTCTCGATGTCGTTGGTGCGCCGCAGGGACACGGAGCTTACCCTGGGTTTCGAGTACGGCACCACGGTGACGCTCTGGGTAACGGAAGCGGTGTATCCCCGCGAGTCCGTCACCGTCAAGGTGATGTCCCGTGTGCCAGAGGTGCCGATGGTCCCCAGGGAGAGGGCCGCGCCCGTTGTGTTGGATTTCGTCACGCCGCTGCACACCGCCGAGTAGGACACGATGGAAGCGCCGTTCCTCGCCGTGGCGGTTCCGGGGGTGACTGTCAGCCGGGAGTAGTCCTGGATGAGCACCTGGTTGTTGTCCGTGATGGCGGTGGTGGTCGAGTAGCTGTCGGCGAAGGTGAAGCCGGAAAGGCTCGGTCCCGAATTTGCCTGTGAGGTTCGGATGGTGCAAGTGCAGGTGGACGCGCTGCCGATCTGGGTGCTTCCGCTCTTGGTCACCAGCTCGATGGTGGCGGTGAAGGACTTGACGCTGGCCATGGCGTTCAGCAGCGTTGTCCGCTCCGAAGCGGTCAGGGTGATGGTGCGGTAGGCAGTTCCCGCAGACCAGACGCGCCCCGCCAGAGACAAGTAGGTCGTGGAGCCGTTCTTGATGGTGATGTAGTTGGTGTAGGCGGCGTTGTACACCGTCACCCGCAGGGAAAGGCTGATGGAAGCGGCGTCCGCCGAAAAACTGCCGCAGCTCAAAAGCACCGCGCCGCCCAAGGTCTTGACGGTGATCGTACCCGATTCGCCGTAGACCTGGTTGCTTTTCTTCCTCGCCAGCGCCCGAACATAGTAGGTGGTGTTCGGCGAGAGGTTGGACAGCGTGATACTGGCTGAAGTACCTGCTGTAGAAGAGAAAAGGGTGCTGCTGCCTCCATTGTCCAGGCTGTAAAACCACTGATCCGCTGTTGCGGAGGATGCGGCGGAAATTCTGAAACCGTTTGCCGTGATATTGGAAACGGTACAGGATACCGTGGGAGGCGTTCGGTCGATGCTGTTCAGGGTCACGGTGGTGGAAGCCGTAATGGTTCCAACAGATACGCCGGAGTAGGTGCCGGAAAACCGCCAGGATGCGGACAGCGCCACCCCGGATTTCGTTCCGTCCGCGTTGTGGCTGACCCGCACGGTTTTGGTCTTCAGCAGCTTCTTTTTCCATCCGCTGGAGTAGTCATCAATGGCGGGCGCGGTATAGGTCTCGCTGGCGCCGTTGATGGAAATCGTGGAGTCGCTTCGAGCGCCCACTTCGAGGGTATAGTAGGAAAGATACACTTTCAGAGTGACATCGGTATAGTTGCCGGTCACGCTCTGCACACCGCTCCACTCGCAGTACAGGCCGAAGCTGGAAACGGGATAATTCTGAAACGTGCCGCTGAGCGCCATTGCTCCACCTCCTTAGTCCAGAATCACGATGTTCAGCCCCTCGGACGCTGTGGCCATGGGGACGAACTTCGTCTTGCCCACCGTGAGTTCACCGTCCACGGTGGTTTTCTTTGTGATGGTCTCATCCTTGTTCAGGGAGAAAATCTTTTCCTCGTTGTAGTAGCCGGAAAACTCCGTGTTGTTGATGACCGTCCGCTGGGCGGAGTCCGCATTGGACACTTCGATGCCCCGGCGGTCGATCTTTACCTCGGCGGTGTAAATCTCATTGGGAGCCGGCGTCCATTTGTGAAGAGACGCCCCTTCCGTCAGCATGATGTCCGAAACGAACAGGCTGGCATCGCGGGAATAAATTTTGATGGTGATGACGCTGTCCTGCACGTCCGGGAGCAGAGCGGTGTATTCCGTCCACTCAAAGGAGTCTGAGGTGTTGAACAGGTCGATTTCCGTATCGCCGTTGATGACAGCCCGGACATAGGCGTTGTAGGTGGAGGTTTTCTTGGCCTTCACCGTCAGCCGGTAGGCCTGGCCCGGCACGATGCTGTCCACCACCTGGGTCAGCGTGCTGTAGGCGGCAAGCTGGAAGCAGGAGTTGGACACGGTGCTGTTCTTGGTTTCCGCGCCCTGCTGGGCGGTGATTGTCCCGGCATAGGTCCAGTCATCGGAAAGGCCGTTTAAGCCGGCGGAGTTGCGGACAAAGTTGATGCCGCCACTGTACTGCTCCTGCATGGTGAGGGACAGCCCGTCCACCGACTGCTGAAGCTGGGACATCTGCCCCTCGATGAGCCGGAGGTTTTCCTGCTCCTCCGTCAGTTCCCCGGTGACGCTCTCCACCGATTCGGTGAGGTCGGCCACAAAGCTGTTCAGCCCGTCAATGGACTGCTGGAACTGACTGACCCTGCCGCTGACCTCCTCCAGGGAATCTGTGGTGACGTAGGCGCTGAACATGACCTCGCCGCTCTCCAAATCCCACCAGGAGGACCCGTCCTGAGACTGAATCACCCCGGCCTTGATGATGTTGGCAATCAGAGAACCGGAGGTAATGAAGTCTGCAACGATCTGCCCATCGGCGGTGATGGCGGTTTCGTAGGGGCCGTTATAGCCATTGCTGGAAAACCCCAGCCCCTCCACATTCCACCGCCAAACGTTGACCGCATCCTCGATGGAGGGCTGGTCAAGAATCAACAGCTCGTATGGCAGACCGTTCTCGCTGTCAGTGTGGAGTACCACATAGCCGCCCGTCTGGCCGGTGATGCGGTCTGTGGCATTCTGGATGGCGGAGCCTATCAGCGCGGGGAAATGCTCGGCTTTTTCAGCCGCTTCCTCGGCGCTGGCCTGGGCGTCCGAGACGCTATTCAGCAGGTTTGCCTTTGCGCTGCCCAGGGTGATGGACACATACTTTTCCGCCAGGGTGTCGTAGACCGTGGTGATGACCTTGGCCTTGGCGGTGATGCCCAGGGCGGAGTGCCGGATGGTTACCGTGTCGCAGAGAGACACCCGCTCCAGCACGGCGGCATATTCCGGCTGTTTCCACAGCGGTTCAAAGGAGACTGTCAAGGTGGGAACTTCCACACCCAGGGGGTTGTTGTCCAGATAGGTTTGCGCCTTGGTACGTAAAGCATCCTCGGTGATGGCTTCTTCCTCTCCAAAGCTGTCGGTAAAATCCCGGATGAGGGTCTTGCGCTGGGACAGCGTGGTGTCCGCGATGGGAAGCAGCACTTCGGTGAGGGTGACCACCGTTTCGCTCCCGTCCTCGGCGGAGATCACCGCATAAGGGAGCAGGTCGGTGTACACCTCGGTGATATCGCTGTCGTGCTCCAGTTCGGTGAGGTTTTTGCCGTACTCGATCACCACGCCGGTGTGTTGGCCGCGCCCCTGGTGGTGGATGATGTGGAAGTTGTCCCACTCATACTCGCCGCCCCACAGATCCAGAAAGGAACCGGCTACGCCGCCCAGACAAGCACGGACGCTCTGGGGCTTGGCCACGGAGAAGGGCTTTGCCTCGGAGTAGTCCGTCTGACAGGTGAAGCTGTGGGCGGTGGCGGTGTTCTGAAAGACACGCTGCATGGCAAGCGCCGGCGAAATGCTCTCACTGGACCAGGTCAGGGCGGCGATATTGGAGAGGTCGTAGGAGATGTGCTGAGCATACACCGTTACCACGCCATCGATAGGTGTGGTGATGCGGTAGATACGGAAGGCCTGGTCATCGGCGGTATCGTTGGGCTTGGCCTTGATGATCCGCTCGGAGGACAGCTCTCCGTAGTTCCGCCCTGTGACGGGGTATTGGAGCACCAGTTCGTAGGCGCCGTTTCGCTCCTCGGTCACCTCACAGGAGATGCAGTCTGCCAGCACGCCAATGCCGTAGGTGGAGAAATCCACCGCATTTGCTTTGAACAGAACCGGGATCATAGCGTCACCCACCTTGGCTGTACCACCAGGCTGGTCACCGTTCCCACCCAGGAGATGGTGTTAACGCCGGGCTGCAGCCTGGGAAATCCGTCCCCGCTGACCTTGTCGTTCATGGGGGCCGTGCCTGAGTAAAAGTTCATCTGCTCGCTGTCGCAGACAATGCTCCCGTCCAGCCCGGTAAAGACCCAGCTCTTGTTCTGACCGCCTCCCTGGATGGTCAGGGTCACCGTCCCCTCCCCGGTGAGGGTGAGGATGGGCAGAGACTCAAAACTCTCCGGGTTGGTCACTGTGGAGCCGGACTGCGTGAGGGTGACAGGCTCGGTTCCGTCCACGCTGTAGCGGAAGGGATGGCAGGAGAAGCTGACGGTAAATACGCCGATGCGGTTGAGTTGGTCCTCAATATCCAAGCTCCCGGAGTACACCGCCTTCCGGGTGTAGACGGTATCGTAGCTGTCGGACAGTGTGTGATAAGCGTTCTGCTCCCCATAGAGCCAGGCTTTGACCTTGGTGATTTTCTCCGCCAGTTCGGCGATGGACTTGGCGGGCAGGAACACGGAGTAGGTCACCTGCACATTGGGATAGCGGCCATTGGGCAGGATGAGGTCGCCGTTCCTGCCGGGAATGGACTGGAAGGTCACATCGTACTCCGGGGCGGAAAACACATTCTTGCTCTCGATGCGAAGCCCCATGTCCAGAGACGAAACCCCGTTATACACAAAATAGTTCATGCGAATACCACCCCTTTCCGCTTGGCAAACTGACCGGCGGTCACCATGATCTCATTGGTGAGCTGCCGGATGTCCTCATTGGTGTAGTTGTTGAAGGTGCCGATATTCAGCTGCAGGACGAAGCCGCTCTTCCCAGAGCCGCCGGAAACTGCGGAGGTCATGGCGTTTTCCACGCTGCCCTTCACGGAGAAATCCGTGGGCAGCGCCGTGGTCATATCCTTGGCGAGGTCCTGCATGACCCCGTTGATGTTCTTGCTCATTCCCTCGGCGGCTTTCACCGCCTGACCGCCGTTGTCCTCGATGGAACCGGCAAGGCCCTCCACCAGCATTTCGCCTACCCAGGCCATTTCCTTGGAGGGCGAGTTGATGCCGAAGAAGCCCAGGATACCGTCCCAGATGCCGGAGATCCAGCCGGACACTTTATCCCAGATCCACCCGGCCAGGGACTGGATGCCCTGCCACAGGCCGCGCACCAGGTTGGCGCCCACCTCGGCGATCTGGGAGACACCCTGGCCGAGGGCCGAAACGATCCCCGTGATGATCTGCGGAATCGCCTTCATGATCTCCGCAATGATGGTCGGGAGATTCGCAATCAGGGACACCAGCAGTTCTACACCCGCCTGGATGATTTGAGGGATGCTGTTGATGAGGGCGTTCACGATGCCGGTGATGATCTGCGGGATAGCCGCCACGATGGTGGTGATGATCTGGGGCAGCGCCTGGATGAGCGACACCAGCAGGTCGATACCAGCCTGGATGATCTGCGGGATGGAGTTTAATACGGCTGTGATGATCCCCTCGATGATCTGCGGGATGGCTGCGACAATGGCGGTGATGATGTCCGGCAGAGCCGCCACCAGCGAGGTCAGAAGCTGGATGCCCGTCTCGATGATCTGGGGGATGGAGTTCAGCAGGAAGGTCACAATTCCGTTGATGATCTCCGGCAGAGCCGCGATGAGCACCGGCAGGGCGTTGAGGATGCCCTGGGCCAGCCCCGTGACCAGCTGCAGAGCCGCGTCCAGGATGAGGGGCAGATTGGCGATAAGGGTCTGGCAGATCTGCACCACCATCTGTACAATGGTGGGAACCAGCTGAGGCAGTGCGGAAGCGATGCCGGAAGCCAGGGTCGCCACCACCTGCATTGCCGCCTGTAAAAGCTGTGGCGCCAGCTCGGTTAGGCTGGTGACGAGCTGGAGAACAATGGACAGGGCGGCTGCGGCCAGTTGGGGCAGCGCGTTCACAATGCCGGTGACAAGGGTTGCGATGATATTCACTCCAGCTTCCAGCAGTACCGGAAGACTGGCGAGGATGGCTTCCCCGATGACCGGCACAATGGTGGAGAGCTTCTCCATCAACACAGACACCAGACCGGAGATGCCCTCGGCGAAAGTCTCGGCGGCTCCGGCGGTGCCGTTCAGCACGCCCTGCAGCCCCTCGCCCATGAGGGACACGAAGGGAATCATGGCAGTAAGAACATCCGCCGCCATGGTCTTCAGCGTGGTCATGATGGGTTCCGCGATAGCGCCCAGCTGGGCGTAGGCATCGGTAAGAAGTGCCTGGGCGCGCTGGGCTTCCATCACATCACCGTTGAGGGTTTTGTAGTTTTCCGCCGCTTCCTGGTACAGGCCGTTGAGGGTATCGGTGATGAGCGCGGCGCGTTCCTGCTCGGAACTGCAGCCATCCAGCGCCGACTGGAAGGCTTCCTCATTGACGCCGGCCCAGTTCAGCGCGTCCGCCAGCTGGCCGGTGATGGTGCCGGTCTTGGCGGTCTCATTGGCGGCTTCGGTCAAACCTTCGATGGGAAGGCTGTCTCCGAAGGTGGCCCACACGCCGGCGGCAATGTCCGTCCACTGCGCCAGCTCTTCCTCGGTGGAGCAGAGCTTGGCGAGGTGGTTGACCGCTTCCACACTGCGATCCTCTTCGCCCAGGATGGCATAGAAGCCGGTGTAGGCTTCACCGGCCTGTTCCGCCGTAAATCCGGCGGTGGTGAAGGCTGCGTCCAGCTTGGCCTGGTCCTCCCGGTATTCCCGTGTGGACTCCGCCAGGTCGAGGAAGCTCTTGGTCAGCCCGGCGAGGGCGGCGCCGGCGGCGGCAACAGCGGCACCCGCCGTGACCGCCAGGCCTTTGAGGACGGAGCCAACCTTCTCCAGCTTGCCGGAAGCCTTATCGGTCTTGTCGGCTGCGTCATCGATCTCATCACCGAACTTGTCCGTCTGCTGGGCGGCATCCCGCATCTCATCGCCCATGGAGTCGATGGCCCTCTGGTTCTGGTCAAGCTCCCGCTCCATGTTGTTCAGAGCGGCCTGGGCGTTGTTGAGCTGGATCTGCCACTGCTGGGTGCGCCGGTCGTTCTCCCCGAAAGAGGTGGAAGCGTTCTCCAGGGCCTTGCGCAGGGTCTCGATTTTCTTCTTCTGGGCATCGATTTCCTTACCCAGCACCTGGTTCCGTGCGGTGAGGGCTTCCACGGAATCATCGTTTTTGTCAAACTGGGACTGAACGACCTTCATTTCAGAGCCGAGGACTTTGAAGGACTGGTTGATGTCCGCCAGCGCCTTCTTGAATTCCTTTTCGCCCTCCAGCCCGATTTTCAGGCCAAAGTTATCCGCCATCCGTGGTCACCTCCTTCAAAATGGCATAAAAAAAGCCCGGATTTCTCCAGGCAAAAGAAAAGAGCCGATTGCTCGACTCTTTCTCAAGAATTATTATTATTGACTGACGCACAATTACAGGAATGGTTATACTCCTAAAACATAGAAACCGAGGCTCTGCTCATCCGCCTGTAACCATCTGCACAGGATTTGATACCCCGGCGGCTTTTCTTCCGCGAGTCGTTCTATGATTTCATTGGTTTGCTCTCTGGAATAGAAGTTAATTCCAAAAAGGTCCATGGGGCCGCGATCTCCGTTGTTATAGACGCCACCCGTGATGATATCTCCGTAGCTCTGGTAAAAAAGATCCATATCATCGCCGGAGATGTATAAAGAGTCATCTTTCCAGTGCTTTATCGCATCAATCGAAACGATTTCCCGGAGGGAAGTTCCTTCCGGTAATCTGCAGTATTGTAGTTCAATGAAATCCGAACCACCAAACTCCCGATGTTCCGCTTGGGATTGGAATGAATGAAACAGCAACGAACTCACCTCGAAATATTACGGAGCTGGGCGTCAATATCCCGCCCACCGTACATGATGCGGAGCACCGTGACGGTTTTTACCTGGTGGTCCGGGATGTAGAACACCAGGTAATTGTCCACCGGCATGACCCGGAGGTTGCGGCTGCGCCATGGTTCCCGGTCGTAGACCCGGAACCGCTCCGGCATCTCATCCAGTTTGAGGATGGTCTCTTCCAAACGGTCCAGCTGGCCGTTGGCGTTTTGCTCCGACTGAAGCTCCACAGCGATGTAACGGTAGATTTCCCGCAGGTCACGCTTTGCTTCCGGGGTCAGCGTCACCTCATAGCTCATACGCCCAGTTCTCCTCGCAGCTCGTCAAACGCCTGTTTTGCCGGGATGGTTTGCCCGGCCTTCATCTGGGCATAGCCCTTCTCCAGTTCCGTATCCAGCTGCTCAGCCGTCATGCGGCTGACGTCCAGCGGATGCTCCGGGAGCTTTACCTCGAAGGGCAGTCCCCGCTGGAGGATGACCTGCTTGTAGAACATGGTGATGGCATTGGACGCCGGGATGCCCAGGGCGCTGAGGATGGCTTCCGCCTGTTCCTTGACCTCCGGCTCAATGCGCGCATACAGATTTGCCGACTTTGCCATATCCAAGACTCCTTTCGGGATTTGTGTATTCTTTTTCGTCTCTATTATACTCTATTGTGCGGACAAAAGCAATACATTATTCAAATCCCGTAGGGAATCACATCGTCAATGGTCAGCTCCCGCTTGGGCTTCGCCAGACCGAGGAACTGCTTGTGGCACTCCCACAGATCCAGCAGCAAGCCAAAGGGCAGGAGCATGGTTTCCTCCGGGGTAAACCCCAGCTGGGCGGTACCGTAATAGAAAAGCCGGGTAAACAGCTCGGCGTCTGTTACCCGACTTCCACGTTTTTTGAGTCCGTCTCGCTTTCGATATTCCGCTTGGTGCCCTTGTACATGGCTTCCATGATGGCTTCCTTGTACCCCGCCAGCTCGAAGGGAGAGGTTAACAGCTCCACGGCATCCTGGGTCAGCGGTTCCTTTTTGTCCTCCGGGTGCTGGAGATTGTGGATCAGCACGCTCTGATTGGCCAGCAGGGTGATGAGCCAGATGATCTCATCAAGCGCCATTTCAAAGTTCTCGGACTTCATCAGCCTGTCGCCCAGGTTCTCCAGACCGCCGTAGCGTCCGGCGATCTCCTTGGTGGCGCGGGTGGTGAGCACCAGATCATACTCCTTGCCGCCGATGGTGATGGCGGCGCTTCGTTCCTTGCTCATGGGTCAGCCCTCCTTATGCGGTTTCCAACGTGCTGTAGTCCGGCTCATACACCTCTTCGTACCAGCCGGAGATGGTGGCGGGCAGCACGCCGGTATCGTCCTCGGAGACCTCCGCCTTCCAGGGGTGCTTACCCTGACCGTCCACCTTGTTGCGGCGGGTCACGGTGCCTTCAATGGAAGGGGTGGAAAATTCAATGCTCTCGCCCTTGGTGGTGAGGTTGGTGGCGGGAATGCCAAACTTTACCCGGTAGAGCCAGAAGTAGCGGTACTTGCCGTTGGCCTTTTTGGCGCGAAAGCCCACGGCCACAGGGGTGCCGCCGTCCTCACTGGTGGAAACCAGCACCTTGTTTCCGTCAATGGTGGCGCCGGTCAAATCCTGGGCAACGGTAACGCCGATGTCATCCACGCCCAGGGTCAGGGTGCCGCTCTGGAACTCCTTGACCACGGCGGCGGCGCCATCGTCCGCGTACAGCGTAGCTTCCGCCAGCTCCACCGAAAGCTCGGCGGTCATGGCCTTTGCCAGGGGCTGGGGGTCGCCGTAGGTTTCGTTGCCCGAAGCGTCCTCGGTGATTTTGGCATAGTACAGCTTGTCCAAGCCGATCGTAGCCATATCTCATTCCTCCATTTCACCGGCGAGCCGCCGGTGGCAATTCGCGCCCCAACAATTCAGGTTACGCAAACTTGCCGCCCGCGCCGCTGCGCCGTTCAAAATTTATAGTTGGTATAGTTTCGCCACGTCAATGGCGTAATGATGAAAGCCGGTATCATCTTCATGGGCGATATACCGGCGGTCGGTAATGCAAAAATCCGCACCCAGCAGGGCGCGGACCAGCGTGTCTTTGATGGCGGTGTAGCTGCCCTTCACGAATAGGGACAGCCGCGCCTCCTGGGTGTCGTACCCTGGGGAATTGTCGGCGTGAAGCTCGAAGGTGTCCGCCATGGGCGTGATGACCAAATAAAGGTCGGGCGGTACGCCGGAAAAGACGCCGGTCTCCACCGGAATCGAACAGGCATCCGCCACCGTTTTCAGTTCAGATAGCAGACTCACAGCTTCTCCACCTCCTCTTCCAGTTTGCGGATCATGGCGCTGGTACAGGCCTTCCGGGACGAGGTCTGGGCGGGTTTGAGAAAGGGTTTCGCCGGCTGGCCGCTCTTGCCGTACTCGATGATATTGGCCAGCATAGCGTTGCTGCCGCCATCGGAGCGTGGCTCGGCAAAGCCGACCTTGATGTTGTGGTTTCCGTCCCGGTCCACCAGCGGCGGGGTCAGACCCAGGGAGCGTTCCAGCTCTCCCGTGGAGCGAGAGTCGTATTTCGTACCACTGCCGATAACGGAGGAGAGGTTGCTCCGTACCTTTGACAGCACAACCTCGCCGCCGGCTTCCAGGACACGTCCCGCAATCTCATCCGTTTTGCTGCCCAGGAGGGACAGCTTGCGGAGGAATTCCTCCGGCATTTCCACTTTCACCTTAGCCACCGGGTTTCACCACCTTTGCCATGACTTCCAGATACATTCCACGTCCCTTTACGTCCTCCACCGAGGTGATCTCGAATCGGTCGCCATCGCAGAGGAGCGCAAGGTCTGTGGTCACGGATACACCGGGAATGACCCGGAAGCGGAACAGGTCGGTGGCTTCCGAAAAAGCAGCCATGTTTGCCCATCTTTCGCTCCCGTGCCTTCCTTCCCGGTATGCCCGGACGGAGGCCAGGGTGACCTCCTTTTCCGATTTGAAGCCCTCCGCATCCACGGAGGCTTCTTTTTTCACCAGGTCAATAAAGGCGTTCATCTTCCCAAAGGACATACTTACACCTTCCATTCCCGGTCAAGGCGGAGAAGCAGGTTCACGGTATTCCACACCTGCTGACCGGCCTGCACGTTATCTGCGAAAAAGCCGCCCGTGCTGCCATCCCTGGACTCGTAGAAGTGGGATGACAGCATGATGACGGCCTGCTCGGTAGTTGGGGGCATAGGGTGCTCCTGGTAATACCCCGCCGCAATGTGCTGGTAGCTCTCCGCATAGGAGATGGCGGCGGTGATGTAGCGTTCCAGCAGCTTGTCATCGGCGTCATGCTCCAGAATGAGGTTTTCCTTGACCTTTGAAAGAAGCTCGTTCATCACCGCCGCCCCCTTTCTTAGCCAGCGGCCTTCTGCGCCAGCACCTTGATGGCTTCCGACAGGATCAGCTTACCGTCCACGCGCTGGGTGGCCATGAAGCCTACCTGACCGGTGGTGGCGAACAGCTCGTTCAGGCGCTTGAAGGAGCGGCCCTGGCGGTCGGCGATCCAGTAGTAGCTGAAATCGCCGAAAGCGATGGTCTTGGCGCCAGCGGCGATAGCGGGTACATAGGAAGAGGTGTAGACCGGACGGTTCAGGATGGTATCGGGAGTCCCAGCCGTGAGGGAAGGCTGCCACAGGTACTGACCCTGGTTGTCCTTCAGCTTGCGGATGGCCTTGACCGTGGAGTCGTTCATCACCCAGACCGCCTTCCTGCGGTAGGGGGACTTCAGAGAATAGAACAGGTCGATCAGCTCATCAGCGGTAATGGCGGTGGAGCTGGCGGCGGTTACACCGGTCTGTGCGCCGCCGGTGGCCGCAAAGATGCCGGTGGGCTTGCCGCTGCCATCGCCCACGAAGAAGGCTTCCTCCTCCTTGGCGCCGATGCGGCGGGCAAACTCGGTGGAGATATACGAGGGCAGGTCGAACACGCTGTCATTGAGCAGCTCATCGGACACCTTCAGGAAGGTACCCAGCTTGTAGGCGGACAGAGAGGTCTGGCCGAACACCTCATCGCTCTCGGTGAGGGCGTCCTCCTCATCCAGCCAGGCAGCGGAGCCGTGACTGGTCACGATGGGGATCTTGCGGTCGCCGCTGGAGGTCTGGATGACCTTAGCCAGGCGGCGGAACACATTTTCCTCCTCCAGAGCCTGCACCAGGGTACGCTCATACTCGTCCGGCACCAGGTAACCGCCCTCGCTGTCGGTGCCTTCCTGCAGGGCGTTGCGAATTTCGTAGGGGTTGCCCTGCAGACGCATGGCGTTCCAGAAGTTCCGCTTGTACTCATCGGAAGCGCGGCCCTTCTTCTCGGCCTGCTGGTCGCCGGCGGGCTTGCCGGTGATGGGCTGGCTGACCGGCTTGTTCAGCTCGGCGTCCAGAGCTTCGCGGCGCTCCATCCGGGAGATCTCCTTGCCCAGGTCGGAGATATCCTGCTCCATGCGGGAGTAGGTGGCGTCATCCTCGGCGGACAGGGTGCCCTTGTCGGTGCGGTGGGAGTCCAGGAAAGCCTTGGCGGCGTCCCAGGCCTTGGCGCGCTTCTCACGCAGTTCCAAAATAGTCATGGTAGTTTTCCTCCTTTAATGTTTCAAAAGATTGAGCCGCTCGTAGAGATCGTCTAAGGAGCGGCCCTTGGGTTCCGCCTTGGGGGCGGGTCGGTTGGTTTTGCATTTTTCGGCGATCTTGTCCATGAGGGAATTGACCACCGCCGCCTTGGAATACAGCATGGTGACCGTTGGGGGTTCCATGTCCTCGGTTTCGGCGGGACGCTTCATCACCTCATCGGCGAAGCCCAGCTCTACCGCCTTTCCGGCGTCCATCCAGGTCTCTGCGTCCATGAGGTGGGAGAGCTTGGCGCGGGATAGGCCGGTCTTGATCTCGTAGGCGTTGATGATGGAGTCCTTGACGCTGGAGAGCATCTCGATGGCCTTCTGCATCTCGCCGGTGTCGCCCATAGCCACGGTCATGGGGTTGTGGATCATGAGCATGGACACCGGGGACATGAGGACCCTGGTACCCGCCATGGCGATGACGGATGCGGCGGACGCCGCGATGCCATCGATCTTCACGGTCACCTCGTGGGGGTAGTCCATCAGCATATTGTAGATTTGAGCCGCCGCCACGCAGTCGCCGCCGGGAGAATTGATCCAGACGGTGATGTTCCCGTCCCCGGCCATCAGCTCCTCCTTGAAAAGCTGGGGCGTGACGTCATCGTCAAACCAGCTTTCCTCGGCGATGGTGCCGTTCAGATACAGCGTCCGTTCCGCCGGAGCCGTCTCCGTCTGGGCTTGATTCGTCCACTTCCAAAACTTCTTCATCGGCATTTTCCTCCTTTCCGTCATCGTTGGATTCGGTATTTGCAAAAGCCCCCGCGTCCTTGAGCGGGAGCATATTGCCGTTGATTAGGTACAGGTCGCCGCCATCTTCGGCAGGGATGCGGTCGAGGTTCTCCAGCTCCCGGATGTCGTTGGCGGACATCCAGCCGTTCTGCCGACCGATGGCGTACCCGTTCATGCGGCTCTGATAATCGCCGCGAAGCAGGCCCTCCAGATTGAACTTCACGAAATACCGCGATTTCTCATCTGGCAGGAGGAGCGACCGGTGAATGGTCTGCTCCCAGCGGATCACCCAGGGGTCCAGCGTGTATTTCACGAACTCCAGAGACTGCTGCTCAATATTAGAAAAGCTCGACTTTTCCAGGTCGCCTACCATGTGGGGCGGCACTCGGAAAATTCGAGCGATCTCATTGACTTGGAATTTTCGCGTCTCCAAAAACTGCGCCTGCTCCGGCGAGATGCCGATGGGCGTGTACTTCATGCCCTCCTCCAGCACGGCGATCTTGTTGCTGTTGCCGCTGCCGCCGAAGGTGGACTGCCAGCTCTCCCGCACCCGCTGGGGGTTTTTGATGGTGCCGGGATGTTCCAGCACACCACCGGGAGCCGCGCCGTTGGCGAAGAACTTGGCCCCGTACTCCTCACAGGCAATCGCCATGCCGATGGCGTTCTTGGCCATGGCAATGGGGCTGTAGCCCACCAGCCCGTCAAAGCCCAGGCCGGGGATGTGCAGCACATCCGAGGGCGGCAGGTTGACGGTAACGCCCTTCATGGTGGGAGCGTCCCCGGTGCTGGTGGTGTATTGGTAGTAGAGCCGGCCCTTGGTGTCCCTGTCCACCACCATGCGGTTTGGCATCAGCGGATACAGGGCGATGACCTCGCCCTTGCCGTTGCGGATGATCTGGGCGTAGGCGTTGCCCCACAGGAGCAGATGGGTCATGAGCGTTTCCCGGAATACGAAGGAACTCATCTCAGGGTTCGGCTCATCGTGGAGCAGGTTGTACAACGGATGATCCAGCGCCTTCTCCTTCCCGCCATCCTCCTTGTAGCGGTAGAGGTGCAGCGGCAGACCCGCCACCGCTTCCGCCAGGATGCGGACGCAGGAGTACACGGCGGTCATCTGCATGGCGGAACGCTCATTGACGTTCTTGCCGGCGGTGGAGCCGCCGAAGAAGAAGCTGTACCCGCTGCCGGACGTCCGGTTCTGGGGCTTGTCGCGGGATTTGAACAAGCCGGAAAAGATGCCCATAGGCTTGACCTCACTTTCTTTTTTATTTTTGGATATCCAAATACTTGACAGAGCGAGGAGAAAGGTGTATTCTTTGATTACAGCCTTTCTGGATATCCATTAAATTGAAGGAGATGATAAAATGCTTGGTAGGCCAAAGAAGGAAGACAGCCGCGAAAAGCAATACCGTGTCCGTCTCAATGATAAAGAGGATGAAATGCTTGCTTTTGCCAGCAATGCGACTGGCGTTCCCAAGTCTGAAATCTTTAGAAAAGCTCTGCAGGAGTACTGTGAAAAGGTGAAACTCCAGCAGGCGGCAGAAGAAATTGGGGATGACACATCGTGGGAAGATGATCGCATTAGTCTACAGCGCGCTGTTGAATGCCCCTATTGCAAAGCAAAAAATCGCATCGATCTGGAAGATGAAGGGACTGTTTCTACTTCCGAACGGCAGATGGGCGATGAGGTAGTTTACGAATTTAAGAATGTGGAGCGTCAGTGCCATAGCTGCGGTCAATCCTTCACAGTGTCTGGATATATTAGTGAATACCCCATTGGGGCATTCAACGCTGAGAGTCTCCAGGTGACACCTATTGAACCTTTGCCAGAGGAAACAACTCACGCTGTTGTTTGCCGCGACTGTGGTGCAGTGCTTGAGCCGGGTACAAAACAGAAGCTCTGCCCCGATTGCCGTGAAAAACGCAAAGCCAAGTGGATGGAACGCCTAAAAGCTGGGGCAAAAATTGTCGGCATTATCGGTGTAGCAGTGGGCGCTGCATACTTGGCTACAAAGGGAACCAGCGACTCTGATGAATCGACAGATGACTTTGAGCCGGAATCCCTGGGTGATGACTCTGCTCGTAAATTCAAGCTCCTTATGAAATACCCCGATGGTACCGAGGAGGAAGAGGATGAACTCTTCGATTCCGAGGAGGAGGCAAAAGAGTATGGGGACTACATGATCTCCTGTTCACGGGAAGGTGCGGAGACGCTTTATATGTCTAACCCAGGTGACTACCCGCTGGAGGATTATGAAGACCCTGATTATGAAGTAATCGAAACGGAGTGATCAGCCATGTTGGTGCTTTGTATCAACTACGCCTGTAACTGGGTTCAAATAACGAACATGGGACGTAGGTATACCTGTCCCATGAAGGAAATCGATGGTGAACTGTACTTCCGCTTTAAGAACCAGTGGCATCGAGTACGGGATTACACCTCAGAACTGACATCAGAATTTCGCTAACAGGAGATTTATAAAAACAGCAGCCCTCTGCTGTCATAGACCGACTCGCTGGTGTCGTTGCCGCATCGGATGGCCCGATCAAGAGCCATAATGGTGGCAACGGCGCCATCGATTTTTTCTGTGGATTTTTCCTTGTCGGGCTTGATGTTCCCCGCCGGGTCGGTGCGGATGTAGATGTTGTCCATCATCCAGCGGAGGACGGGATGGCCCCCATGAGCGATGCGTTCCTCCAGCACCAGCTTCATCAGCTCCTTGGTGGGCGGGGACATATCCTTGAAGCCCTGTCCGAAGGGAACCACCGTGAAACCCATGCCCTCCAGATTCTGCACCATCTGCACAGCACCCCAGCGGTCGAAGGCAATCTCCCGGATGTTGAACCGCTCTCCCAACCGCTCGATGAACTTTTCGATGTAGCCGTAGTGGACTACATTTCCCTCCGTGGTCTGGAGGTACCCCTGCCGCTCCCAGATATCGTAAGGCACATGGTCGCGGCGGACGCGCAGGTCGATGTTGTCCTCCGGTATCCAGAAGTAAGGCAGCACAGTGTATTTGTCCTCCTCGTCCAGCGGCGGGAAGACCAGCACGAAGGCGGTGATATCCGTGGTGCTGGACAGATCCAGACCGCCGTAGCAGACCCGGCCTTCCAGATCGTCCTCCGAGGCAGCAAAGGCACAGCGGTCCCATTTCTCCATGGGCATCCAGCGCACCGCCTGTTTGACCCACTGGTTCAGTCTGAGCTGGCGGAAGCTGTTTTCCTCGGCGGGGTTCTGCTTGGCGGACTCACAGGCCGCTTTGACCTTGTCGATGCCCACCGTGATGCCGAGGGAGGGGTTGGCCTTTTTCCACACCTTGGGGTCTGTCCAGTCATCCCCCTCATCGGCTCCGTAGATGACCGGGTAGAAGGTGGGGTCGATTTTCCGGCCTTCCAGGATGTCCTTGGCCTTTTGGTGTGTCTCGTAGCAGATCGAGCGGGTATCCGTCCCTGCCGTGGTGATCAGGAAGTAGAGGGGCTGCATCCGGGCGTCCCCGGAACCCTTTGTCATGACGTCAAAGAGCTTTCGGTTTGGCTGGGTGTGCAGCTCATCAAAAACCACGCCGTGGATGTTGAAGCCATGCTTGGAGTAGGCCTCCGCCGAGAGCACCTGGTAGAAGCTGTTGGTAGGATGGTAGACGATGCGCTTCTGGGACGCGAGGATCTTGACCCGCTTGGAGAGCGCCGGACACATCTTCACCATATCCGCCGCCACCTCAAAAACGATGGATGCCTGCTGGCGGTCTGCAGCGCAGCCATACACCTCGGCGCGTTCCTCGCCGTCCCCGCAGGTGAGCAGAAGCGCCACCGCAGCGGCCAGCTCCGACTTGCCCATTTTCTTGGGGATCTCGATGTAGGCGGTGTTGAACTGCCGGTAGCCGTTCTCTTTGACCACGCCAAACAGGTCGCGGATGATGCGCTCTTGCCAGTCAATCAGCTCGAAGGGCTTTCCCGCCCAGGTGCCTTTGGTGTGGCAGAGACATTGGATGAAGCTGACGGCATAGTCCGCCAGGGCTTTGTCGTAGTGTGACCCCTTGGCCATGAAGGGCGTTGGGGTGTATTTCTTGAGCTTTCTGATGTCCGTCACCTCCGTAAAATGAGCATAAAAAAACAGCCCTGCGCGGCTGTAACGAGGAACAGAGCCTTCCGGCTCCATCCCTGCAGAGTGTTATGTTGGGTTGCTTTAGTTCGCCATGCTCATCGCCCAGGCCATGGCGTGCCCGTTGTCGATGAAGGTCTCATCTGAAACGCTGACCAGCTTGATGTCGCCTTCGCAGGTGTGATCCTCGGTGGTGAACCGGTACACAGCGCCGTAGTAGCTGCGCCCGTTGGGATCGTAGAAGTACCCGGCGGCGAGGATGCGGTCTCCAAAGGTAAGGATGGTCCCCAGGTTGTTCATCAGCTTCATTTCCAGGTTTTCCGGGGTGGTGGTTTCGGGCAGGCGGTAGGTCGCGGCCTTCTGGGCGGTGGTTTTCTTCATGTTCGTGTCCTCCAATTCAGTGGTGTTTTCCCTTTCGGTGTGTACATATTCGCTCTAAAAGCGAATAATATCAAGTCAATTCGGAGGAATATACTACACAAACATGGCGGTCAGATATTGTGTGTTTTACAGCTTCATTCCGACCTCAGACAGCGGTGGATGGTCTGGATAATGGAGTCCTGCTCCTCAGGTGAAACGCCAATGCTGTCCAGCGCCTCCCGTGTGCCGCAATCCGGGCAGATGAGGGTCTCGTTGTCCAGCCGGGAAAGCGCCGGAGGTTCGTAGTAGGGCTGGCCGCAGCGTGGGCAGATCGCCAGGCGGGTAACGTTATCTTCCTTCATGGGACTTCATCCTTTCTCTGCTGTACCGGCGGGCTTCCAGGAGCTTTTCAACGGGGAATCCGAAGAACCGGTAGCCCTGGCCGCAGATGCTCAAGTAGCTGCTGGCGGGAATGCCGTAGGGCCGTTCCTCCCGCATGATGTACACGAAAGCCCTCCTGCGCCGGAGCTTGCCGGTGCGGATGCCTTTGACATCCAGCGTCATCTCGGTTTTGTAGTAGAAGCTGGGGTACCCTTCGTAGCGGTCCAGCGCCAGCTCATCCTGGTCGGTGACCTCCCAGACCACAACGGGGACCGTGCATCCCTTCTCCGGCTCGACCGTGAGATAGGAGCCAGTCTTGCTCCCTTTGAACAGGAGCCGGTAGTCCTGCAGTTCCGAGGTGCCGATGATCCGCGCCCCAGGGCAGCGCCAGCGCATCTGCTGGACGTTGAGGTTGCTCCCGTAGGCAATGTAGTATCTTTTCATTCCGTGAACCTTCCTTTCCGGGGTGCGTACCCCTTCTACCACCGAAAGCCCGCGTCAGCGGGTTCGGGGGCCTCTGGGCGGCGTCCTTCAAGCAGCGGCTCTGCCGTTGCGGAAGGCTGCGTCACCGGAAAGGCGGCGGGTCAGGATGTCTCGTGCGGTTTCGAACTCCTCGCCGATAAAGCCCAGGCGAAGGAGCCAGGTGCGCATAGCGTATTTGGGGTTCTCGTTCTGCTGGGGCTTGGGGCTGGCGGTGCGCACCGTCTTGGCCATCTGGCTGAGGGCCAGGCAAAGCTGGATGTAGCTCTTCAGTTGGCCGGCGTGAAGACCGTTGCGCCTTCCGTTCGCAGGGGCGTCAAATTGGAAAAGCCTGAACTCGACCGTGCCTTTGGTAAAGGTGGCATGGAGGTTGAGCATATGGTAGCGGCTGCCGTTGTAGTGCTGGCTCCTGCCGTAGTTTGCGCCCTGGCTGCTGTACCAAATGTCAGCAAGGTCTGCCATGGTGGTGGGCTTCCTGCGGTTGAGCTGTTCCAAGAAACGGGGGTCTACCGTGCGGCAGTACCGTCTCATGCGGTAATGGTCGAGGTCGAGGGCTTCAGCCAGCAGGCTCTCATGGCTGGCCATGATGTTGGCCAGGTTGCGCAGGGTCTGCGGCGTGTGGCCCTTGGCGCCGATGTGGATGTGGACTCCGCAGCCCCTGGTGGAGTCGCTTTTGGCACCCGCCCTGCGAAGCCGGCGGATGAGTTCCTGCAAGGTCTCCATGTCGGCGTAGGTCAGGATCGGGGTGACCAGTTCGCACTTCTGGCTGTCTGGGCCGTCAATGCTCACATCCCGCTGAAATTTCCACTCCCGACCCTGGGCATCCCAGGCTGACCAGGTGCAGTAGCCGTTGCGTCTGGCGGTGTCCTCGAACCGCCCGGTGCCGAAGAACTCGGCGGCGACCTTTGCCGCCCGGCTGCGTTCGATGTTGTTCATCTCGACCTCGACCCCGATGGTCTGCTTCTTCATTTCCTCGATCTGGACTCTCGTTTTCTCGTTCATGGTTCTGCCTCCTGGTTGGTGTTGTTTTCCCTTTCGGTAGTGTCATATTACCTCTGAAGGCACACTATATCCAGGATTATCTGAGCCATAAACTACACGATCTTGTGGTCTGAAAACTGTGCATCTTACAGTGCCTTATCCCTTAACCTTGCGGCAGACATCCTCGCCGAAGGCCACGTTCAGGCCGCTGCCGTTGTCCCATGCCACAAGGATGCTCCCCACATCGTCCACACCCAGCACCGTTCCCTTCGTCCCCACAGGCGGGGCCTGGGGATCGTCCATGCGGACAAGTTCCACCCGTGCGCCCTTGGGGTAGCGGGAACGAAGGAGCTTCAGTGTTTCCTTACTCGGAAGCCTCATCGTCCGCCACCTCCTTCTGGGGTACCGCCCGGAAAGCGGAACTGCCGGTCAGATTCCGCAGGAGAATCTTGCGCTCCTGCTTGTACTCCGGGCCAATGAAGCCCAATCGGAGGAGGAAGCAGCGGAAGGCGTACTTGTCGTTTCCGGTGTCCCGCTCCTTGGCAGTGATGCGCTTTTGGTTCCTGGCCATCTCGCACAGGGCGCAGATGAAGTGGTCGTAAGCCTTGACCTCTTCCGGCGTGGGAGTTCCGGCAAACCAGGGGAAGGAGACCTTTGTCTCGCCGACTTCGATGGGCAGTTCCTCCACCCCCAGGGCTTTGCGGATCAGGCTGCCCTTCGCCGCCGTGATGTCCTTGAGGTTTTGCAGCGCCGTTTCGGAGAACAGGTTGGCGGGCATGGAGATGCAAAGCCCGTCTACTTCAGCGGGAGACGGTTCCTCATCCTCGGATGCCTCGACCTCTTGCGGTTCGGCGGTGAAACCCTGGCTGTCCAGCGTTTCGATGAGGTTTTCGATCTCCTCGCTGTCGACACAGTCATCAAAGGTGACGCCGCCATTGCGGTCGATGGTGAAGTAGTCCACCTGGTAGGCGAAGCTGGGTGCGCCCAGGTACTTGGCAGGGGCGCCGGTGATCTCGCTAATGGCGGTCACCAGCCGTTTGCGGTCGGCGCCGGTCAGGTTGTATCGCAGGGTCATTTCTCGTTCCTCCTTGATTTTTGGTAGTCACATATTCGCTCTGCGGCCCCCAAATATCAAGTCAAATAGAGACCTGGGATTGTAGAATTATGTGGGAGATAATTGTGTACTGAACACAATGCCGGAGAGGACAAACCAGACGCAGGGCAGTGCCACACCGTTGCCCCACATCTTGTACTCCGCCGCATCGGAGTATGGGGTTTTCAGCCACTTGGCAATCTGCCGCTCCGTCTTGGGCTTCACGGAGGGATTCACGGCTCTGCGGTGTGTCTCCCAGACCTCCGTCCAGAATGCGATGTCGTCCACGGTCGGCTCCGGGGTTTCCAGGCCGGCGCACCACCAGTCCGGGAAGCCTTGCAGCCGGGCGCACTCAGTGGGTGTCAGCCGCCGCACGGTGTAGCCGCTGTTCACAGCGGTGGGGTCTTTGTAATCCCTTGAGAGCAACGCCGGCGCCTTTTCCTCCTCGACCTGGACATAGCTGTTCATGGTCATGGCGTAGGACTTCTCCTGTGTGACCACGGCAATCCCACCTTGATTGCAGCCGGGGTTTCCACCTCCGGTGTCCAGGGTGCGGGATGTCCGGGCTTTGTAGATGCCGGCGTGGGGATTGCTGGAGAGCATGGCCTTGGACTGGTCGGAGGAGATGCCAAAGGCCACAGGCTCGAAAAGGGTCTGGTCATTGTTGCAGCCCAGTGTAGCGGACTTGTCCTTCTGGATGAGCGGTCCCTTCCCGCCGCCCTCGCAGCCGGAGCGGATCTTCAGCACCAGAGGCACATTCATCCCGCCTGTCCCCATGCGGGAGGTCAACGTCTGGACGGTACCGTCATCGGCGATTTTGATGCGGCTGTCAATGGGGTGGCTCTCCAGCGCAATAGCGGCGGGAACCACGCCGGCCCGAAGCGTAGGGGCGCGCTCCGGCTCAAAACCGATACCCCGGCTGTCCGCTGAATGTTCGGTGCAGAAGCCGGCGGCATCCAGTACACAGGGTGGATGCCCATGGTGTTCCGCCCGGAGGGTGGCGGCGACTTCGCTGGACACATCCATGCAGCTCCCGCCCTGGTCGTTCAGGCAGAGGCCTGCCGCTCCAGAGCCAGCCGCAGGATCTCTGGCAGCTCTTTGCCACGCACGGAAGCCCTCCGCAGAATACCCTGACAGGCCTTCGGACTCAAATAGTACTTGTCCGGCACCCCAGCCTGCAAAATCTGCGACAAGGAAGATGCGGCGTCTTCGCTGGGGGACTCCCCAGTGTTGCGCGTCAAGAGTGCGGTATGCAACGCTCCACTGCTCTCCCATGTACAGGTCGGCGTAGGGCCAGAGGTTTTTCTCAGGCATAGGCACCTGGGCGCCCGGCTCCTTGACCCCGATGATCGCTTCGAGGACGGCCTTGAAGTCCTCTCCGTGGTTGGAGCTGAACGCGCCGGGGACGTTCTCCCATACGATGTATCTTGGATATTTGCCATGGGTGGCATCCCTCATTTCCTGAATAATGCGGATGGCCTGGTAAAAGAGGACGGATTGCTTCCCGTCCAGACCGGCCCTCCGCCCGGCGATGCTCATGTCGGTGCAGGGGGAGCCGAAGGTGATGATGTCCACCGGCTCGATCTTCCCGCCATCCATCTGGGAGATGTCGCCGTAGTGCTTCATAAAGGGAAACCGCTTGGTGGTCACCCGGATGGGGAACGGCTCGATCTCCGAAGCCCACACCGGAGTAATCCCGCAGAGCAGACCGCCCAATGGAAAACCCCCGGAGCCATCGAAGAGGCTGCCGAGGGTCAAAGCTGTATTCAATTCCATGGGCGCCTCCTCAGAACAATGGGATGTCTTCCGCATCGTCCCCGGCAACCTCGTCATAGCGGTAGGTCAGACCGGCCCGTTGGAGGGATACATCGTCCGCTTTGCCCACCTGCTCGATGTACCGCTTCACGATGACATCGCAGAACTTTTCGTCCAGTTCGATGGTGCGGCAGACGCGGTCGGTTTGCTCACAGGTGATGAGGGTGCTGCCGGAACCGCCGAACGGGTCCAGCACGATGGCGTTGCTCATGGAGGAATTGAGAATGGGATAGGCCAGGAGCGGGATGGGCTTCATGGTCGGGTGGTCCTTGTTCTTCTTGGGCTTGTCGAACTCCCAGATGGTGGACTCCTTCCGCCCGGTGTACCACTGGTGTCTGCCTTTCTTCTTCCAGCCGAAGAGGATCGGCTCATGCTGCCACTGGTAGGGCGAACGGCCCAGCACCAGGGACTGCTTTTTCCAGATGCACGTCCCGGAGAGGTAGAAGCCGGCGTCAGAGAACGCCTTTCGGAAGTTCAGCCCCTCGGTGTCCGCATGGAACACATAGATAGAGGCATCGTCCGCCATGGCTTCCTCGGTATTCTGAAACGCTGCCAGCAGGAAGTCATAGAAGGCGGCGTTCTCCATGTTGTCGTTCTTGATCTTCCCGGCGCCGCCCTCATAGTTGACATTGTAGGGCGGGTCGGTGATGACCAGGTTGGCCTTCAGACCGTCCATCAGCAGAGAGAAGGTTTCCGGCTTGGTGCTGTCCCCGCAGACCAGCCGGTGCCGCCCCAGCGTCCAGACATCCCCGGCCTTGGTGATGACGGGGTTCTCCAGCTCGGCGTCCACATCGAACTCATCATCCTTGACCCCATCTTTCAGGCTGTCTTTGAAGAGGTCATCGATCTCGGCGGGATCAAAGCCGGTGAGGGACACATCGAAGTCGGCACCCTGCAGGTCGGAGATGAGGAGCATCAGCTTGTCCTTGTCCCAATCGCCGGAGATTTTGTTGAGGGCGATGTTGAGGGCTTTTTCCCGCTCCTCATCCAGCTCCACCACCACGCACTCCACTTCGGTGACGCCCATGTCCATGAGCACCTTCAGCCGCTGATGACCGCCCACCATCCGTCCGGTGGTCTTGTTCCAGATTACCGGCTCCACATAGCCGAACTGCTCCATGGAGCGTTTCAGCTTATCGTACTCCGGGTCGCCGGGCTTTAAGTCCTTGCGGGGATTGTAGTCGGCGGGGATAAGGTCGGCGGTGTGTTTGCGCTCAATCAGCATACTTTTCCACCGCCTTTCTCAGCTCCTCGGTCTTGTCGAGGTTCTCCCAGTTGAACTTGTAGCCGTTGAAGTGGCCGTAGGCGGCGGTGTCAGCGTAAATGGGAGCGCGGAGATGCAGCAAGGACATGATAGCGGCGGGACGCAGGTCGAACACGTCCAGCACCGCCAGCCGGATCACATCCTCGTCCACCCTGGCGGTGCCGAAGGTGTCGATCTCCACAGCGGTGGGTTCCGCCTTGCCGATGGCATAGGAGATGGATACCTGGCATTCCTCCGCCAGCCACGCGCCCACCACGTTCCGGGCGATGGCTCTGGCCATGTAAGCGGCGCTGCGGTCCACCTTAGTGGGGTCCTTCCCGGAGAAGGCTCCGCCGCCATGGGCGGCAAGACCGCCGTAGGTGTCCACCATCAGCTTCCTGCCGGTCAGGCCGGTGTCAGCAGCGGGACCGCCCTCCACAAATCTGCCGGAGGGGTTGATGAGGATCTCCGCATCCTTGGGGAAATCGAAGCGGTCCAGGATGGGATACAGAACCTCCGAGATGATCTCCCGGCGAAGCTCCTCCAGATCCTTGTCCGCATCGTGCTGGACAGACACCACAATGTTCTTGGCGCCCACGGGTTTTCCGTCCTCATAAGCCACGGTCACCTGGGCCTTGCCATCGGGGCCGATGCCGCGGATGGTCCCATCGTGCATGGCGTCATCCAGCCCTTTGCAGATATCGTTTGCAAAGACCACCGGGATGGGCAGACGTGTCCAGGTTTCCCTGGTGGCGTAGCCGTACACGGTGCCCTGGTCGCCGGCGCCGGTGGAAGCGAACACATCCTCGCTGCCGCTATTCCGTACCTCCAGAGCGGAATCCACGCCGCCGGCGATGTCGGGACTCTGCCGGTGAACATAGACGAACACGATGAATTTCATGGGGTTGTAGCCCACCTTGCGGAGGACTTCCCGCACCACCGAGCGGATGTTGATTTTCGCGGCGCAGGTGATCTCCCCGCAGACGAAGATTTTTCCCTTGGTGGCCATGACCTCACAGGCGCAGCGGGAATAGCGGTCATGCCGCAGGCACTCGTCCAGAATGCTGTCGGCGATCAGGTCGCACAGCTTGTCCGGGTGACCGCGCCGCACGCTCTCAGCCGTTTTGTATTTTGTCATGTCAGTTTCCTTTCCGAGCGGACAGCAGCCGCTCCATCACATCGTCCTGGGGCGTGGCCCCGCCGTACTCGCTGGAACAGTTCTCCTTGACGATCTGGTAGATCTCCATCCACAGGCGGTTGGTCTGGGACATGAAGTTCTGACTCATCGCCACATAGGGGCTTTGAATGGCGTTCCCCGTGGTGGGGTGCTTGGCGAGGAAGCCGTACTCGGTGATGGCCTCCTCGCACTGTATCCAGCGGGCCACGCTCATGGCGTATCGCTCCAAAAGCTGCGGGGAAACGAGAGCGGCGCAGCCCCGCTCCGCCAGCCAGGTCCAGGTCTTCTCAAAGACCTCGGCGGCGACCAGCGTCTTGCCATCCTTCTGGGTGGCGGACAGCATGGCTGACGGTTTCGGCATGGGCTGACCTTCTAAATCGGCTGTGTCCTGAAAGTCGATGACAGTCAGCTTCCTTCTGCCTGGATTTCCCTCGGCGATCTTGTCGGCGAGGGGCTTTCTCTTTGCGCCGGCACCAGCACGGGCGCCGCCGCGGTTGGTACCGTCTTTGGCCACAGACTTCCTCCTTTCTCGGCCTGGGGTATATACCCCCTTTGAAACCGCGATTTTGTGCGCGAGACCCCCGGCCCGTTGCACGGCCCACAGGCTGTAGAGATTTTTATCCCCCTACCGGGTCAGTGCTTGTGCCAGCGGTCCCCGCACTGGGCGTGGATTCTGGCGTGGCAGGATTTACAGAGGGCAACGAGGTTGTCCCGTGCATGTGTGCCGCCCTCAGAGAGAGGTACCTTGTGATGCACCTCTTCGGCGGGGGTCAGCCTGCCATCCCGCTGGCACAGCTCACACAGCGGATGCTCCTGGATGTACCGGTCGCGGATGCGCTTCCAGGCGCGGCCATACCTGCGGCGTACAGCCGGGTCACGGTCGTACTTCTCGTAGCGTTTGGCCTCCGCCTTGGCGTGCTCCTCGCAGAACCTGCCGTCCGTCAGCTTGGGACAGCCGGGATACGAACAGGGGCGCTTGGGCTTTGTGGGCACCGTTCCACCTCCTTCCGGGCATAAGAAAAGCCACCGCAGGGGTAGCCCCACGATGGCTTCGCTTGATTCTTTTGGCAATTTTAATGATACACTACGGAGCTACTCTCATTCAATACATCGAACTCTCATGTTTCCTGGGGGACGGGAAATTCCCGCAGCGCCCAATCGTGGAGACGGTAGATGTGCTGGATGGAATAGCCCATGTCCACGGCGATCTTCTCCCAGGGCATGAAGCACAGATACCGCTTCTCTAAAAGGAGCTGGTACTCGGCGTTGGGGATGGATTTCACCCGCCGGGTGATCTCCCGCTTCAAATCCACCAGTTCATCGATGTCGTGGTTGATCTCGTTTTGCAAATCCACGATCTTGACCACCGCTTCCGCCATGCGGGACTCGGAGCGGTTGGGGTTGCGGGGCATCCCCGTAAGGGTAGCCGTGGCGTGGGTGGCCAAATCGTTGAGAGCCGCGACCTGCTGGATTTTGGCGTTGATCCGGGCGTCCAGAAGCCGGGCTTGGGATAAATATTCTTTCGCTGTCATTTTCGCACCTCCAGATCCGCTTTGACTGCGTTGATCAGAGCCGACTGCGCCCGTTCCTTCTTTTGAAGGGCGGACATGATCCGCTCGTCAATGGTGTTCTTCGTGATAATGTGGTGGATGACCACAGTTGTGTCTTTCTGCCCCTGCCGCCAGAGCCGGGCGTTGGTCTGCTGGTAAAGCTCCAGCGACCAGGTCAGCCCGAACCAGACGAGGGTGGAACCGCCGGACTGCAGGTTCAGCCCGTGGCCGGCGGACGCCGGGTGAATGACCGCCACCGGGATCTTGCCCTGGTTCCAATCGGCGATGTCCCCGCTGGTCTTGATCTCCCGAACGGTGAACCGTTCCCGGATGCGCTCCAGGTCGTGCTTGAACCAGTAGGCCACCAGGACGGGCTTGCCATTGGCGGCTTCGATGAGGTCCTCCAGTGCGTCCAGCTTGCGGTCGTGCAGCCGGAGCACCCGCTTGTCCTCCCCATACACCGCGCCGTTTGCCATCTGGGAGAGCTTGTTCGCCAGAGCCGCCGCGTTCCCGGCGTCCACTTCTTCACCGTTCAGGGAGAGCACCAGCTTCGCCCTCATGGTGTCATAGGCTTGCCGTTCCTTTTCGGAGAGGTCGACCTTGACCTCGTTGACCACGCATTCCGGCATATCCAGATAGTCGCCGGCCCGCATGGAGATGGTGATGTCGGAGATCTTCTCATAGATGGCGTCCTCGGCTCCCGGCAGGGGTTTGTAGGAGAACACCACTTGGGCGTTGCGCTTGTCCGGCTGGAAGTAGACGCTGCGGTACCGGGTGATGAACCGGCCCAGGCGTCTGCCCATGTCCAGCACTCGGAACTCCGCCCACAGGTCCATCAGCCCATTGGAGGAGGGCGTGCCGGTCAGGCCCACGATGCGCTTGACGCTGGACCGCACCTTCAGCAGAGCGCGGAACCGCTTGGCCTGGTAGCTTTTGAAGGAGGACAGCTCATCGATGACCACCATGTCATAGTCGAAAGGTAGCCCGCTGTCCTCCACCAGCCACTGGACATTCTCCCGGTTGATGATGTACACGCTGACCCTCTGCAGGAGCGCCGCCTTGCGCTGGGCTTCGCTGCCGACCGCTACCGAGTAGGTAAGCCCTCTCAGGTGGTCCCACTTCTCAATCTCACCGGGCCATGTGTCCGCAGCCACGCGGAGCGGAGCGATGACCAGCACCTTACGAACCAGGAAGCTGTCCAGACAGAGGTCGAAGATGGCGGTCAGGGTGATGACGCTCTTGCCAAGGCCCATGTCGAGGAACACCGCCGAAACGGGATGCTCCAGGATGAAGTCCGTGGCGTAGGTCTGGTAGTTATGAGGACTGTATTTCATCCAGTATCCCTCCAATCTGCTCTGGGCTGTCGATGCGGTACACCGGAAAGCCCAGGGCTTCCAACTGCTGCTTCCGCCTTATCTGCAAAGGCCGGAGCGCCTTGCCGGGCGCTTTCAGCTCAATGAAGGCGATTTTCCCCTTGGGGAGGAGCACCAGGCGGTCTGGCACTCCATCAAACCCAGGGCTTACAAACTTGGGTGCGAGACCGCCCATGATTCGGACGGCCTTCACCAGCTTGGCTTCAATGGCTTTCTCCCGCATATCGGCCTCCTGTGTTCCGGGAACCGAAAAATCCCCTTATGCGCGTATATGCGTGTTCCGCGTGCTGATGACCTCTATTTCTTACATCTTTCGATATATAAGAAATGTTGGGAACACAGGAACAAGGAAGCCGGTTTTCCTTGCCGCTTATGGGGCTTCCGCCGTTCCCATGGGGTGTTCCGGCGGGGGTTCCAAAGTGCGGAGCCGCCCCTGGGAACTTGTTCCCGGATTTTGTGCCTGAACGTCTCTTCATTGGGAACACCCCTTCGGAACAAAAACGTACTGCGGCCCATAGAGGGGGATGCGCACCTTGCTCTCCGCCCGTTTCCAGCCCAGCCGCGCCAGGATGCCCGTCAGCTCATTGCTGTCGGTGCGGCGCAGGTTGGCCCGTTCCTTGCCGAAGCACTCGCACCAGATCTCCATATTGGACACGTTGGTGCGCTTCACCGTCCCCTTCTCCTGCAGACCGCCGAAGTCGGAGCCGGTGAGGAAGTTGCGGCGTTCAAAGAGGTCCATCTCCGCCCAGCGTTCCGGCAGCAGGGTGTCCAGGTACTCCCGCACCAGCCCCTCGCGCTCATCGGACTCCATGGCTTCCCGCTGCTCATCTTTGGCCAGCGCGTCCATTTCGGGAGAGAGGTAGAGCTTCTCACCCTGCCGCACATACACGAGGGCTTCCGCCCAGATCTGTAGGATCTCCTCGTGGGTCAGGTTCCAGGACTGCTTCTTCCCGCTGCCGGGGGTCTTGACCGGCCAGAAGCGGCGGTTGCCGGTGGTGTCCCGCAGATAGCCGGACTCGGCGTTGGTGGTACCGAAGAACACGCACTGACGCAGATGGGGCGTGGCCCGTTTGCCAAAGGCAGCACGGTAGATGTCGTTCTGCCGGGAGAGAAAGGAGCGCAGGGTTTCCACCTCGGCTTTCTTCAACCCGGCCAGTTCGCCGATCTCCAAAATCCAGTACCCCTGGAGCTTCTCGGCGGCGGTCTTGTCCTTGGTGTCGCCCAGGTTCAGGCTGTCCGAAAACCACTCTCCGGCCAGCTTGGCGATGAGGGTGCTTTTCCCCACGCCCTGGGGGCCGTTGAGCACCAGCATGGAGTCAAACTTGCAGCCCGGACGCAGTACCCGGCTGATGGCGGCGCAGAGGGTCTTTCGGGTCACCGCCCGGACATAGGCTGTGTCGCTGGCACCCAGGTAGTCCACCAGCAGCGTGTCCACGCGGGGAACCTTATCCCATTCCGGCAGGCTTTCGATGAACTCACGAATGGGATGATAGGCCCGGTCATCCGCCACCTTGGTCACGGCGATGTCGTAGTTCCGTGCGGAGAAGGTGCCGTAGTGGGTGTCCACATAGCTGATGAGCTGGGCGTCATCGGCGTCCCGCCAGAACTTGGATGGATGCTTCCAGGGTACCTCGCCCTTGATCTCCATCCCGTCCAGGAGCTGGTTAAACACCACGCCCTTGAGGTTGGGGTCGTTCTCCAGAATGAGGGTCAGGTTGTGCAGGGTGTTCTTCACATGGCCGGATTTATCCAGCTCCAGGCCGTTCTGCCAGTCCTCATCGGAAAACTCGGCGCTGGCCTGGGCGATGCGCTCTTCGGCGAAGACCGTCTTGACCTTATCGTCTCCCAGGGCCAGGTCGCTCATGGCTTTGAAGGAAGGCAACTTGCCCGGCGGGGTATCCAGCCCCACATTCTCGTCCAGCTCCCGGAATTTGTGGAGCCGCACCAGGTCGAAGGCGTTTAACAGCTTGCCGCAGACCGGATCGGTGGCGTGGTGGCTGTAGGCAAACTTCCCATCGTACACCACCACGCCGGCGGAGGAGTCTGCGGGGATGTAGTCATAGCGCCCATTCATAGCGGACGGTTCGTAGACATCGGTGAGGAAGGCTTCGATGGCTTCCTCAATGGTGTAGGCGCGGCAGAAAGCGCCCACGATACCGGGCTTTTCCAGAGGGTCGGCCTGCTGGGTGATGCTCCGGCGCACCGCTTCGGACTGGCGGGAGGAAACCGGCCAGGTGGAAGCGTCATGCCAATCGGCGTACTTGGCGAGATAGGCGTCCGGGTCCAGCAGAGGGCCGTCCTTGGTCTTGTAGAAGAACTCGCCGTTTGCCGAGGTGGATGGCCAGTACATCAGGCGGCAGGCTTCATAGGTGGTATCGTCAAACAGGTCAATGCCGATCTCCTTGGCCACCATCCGCGCCACCGCAGGATACTCCTCCTCGGTGATGTCGCGGACCAGGGGGATGATCATCCGCAGCCGGGGATGCTCCGGCGTGTGTTTATGGGTGGAATAGACGCAGCACTGGAAATCGTGGAGCAGGTCGATCTCGTCCCAGACCCCAGGTTTGCCATAGTCCATATCCAGCGTGAGCATGGAGCGGCAGAGCACCATGCCGTTTTTGCGCCGGCCCTCCCTGAGCTGACCGCCCACGAAGCCGCCCACGTCCTTGATGTTGTCCTGGGCGCCCTTCTTCAGCTTGCGATACTCTTCCACGGTCTCCGTGGTGCGGATGGTGGAGCCGACCCTGGCGCACAGGTCTACCCAGGAGATGTCCCGGTTCTTCCACCTCTTGTCCATACGGCTGTTGCCGACAGCGATTTTCATACGGTCACCTCCTGACAGTTCTCTGTGAAGTAGCGGATGGGCTGGCCCTTCCGCCTGGCCTTCTCGATCTCGATGCTCATGCCCTTGGAGACGGTGTCCCCGAACACCCACAGCTCGGCGCATTTGGTGAGCAGGACGATGTCCATGAACAGGGCCAGATTCCGCTCCCTGGGGTTGTCATCATCCATGAACCGGGGAAAGTACAGATGGGGCGCGATGGGGATATACCCGGCGTCCACGGCGAAACGGCAGTACCGCGCCGCCTTTCCCTGGTTGCCTTCCACATCCCCGGAGAGCGGTGAGCAGATATACACGACCGGACGGAAGGAGCGGAGCTTGCGCGCCTCGTTCTCGATCCGGGTCAGGGCTTCATAGGCTGTAGGGTCGTAGTAGCCCTCACAGTTGAATTTGTTGATTCCCATAAGGGTCACCTCAGTCTTTCTGATAAAAGTCGCAGACATAACCGTCTGCTCGGAGCAGCAGCCCTTCCGCCCAGGCGGGGGTCTGTCCCATGATGGCGCAGATGTCATCCAGGGAGGCATCCACCGGGGCTTCAATGACCGCTTCGTCATGGACGTGCATCACGATTTGGTACCCCGCCGCTTCCAGCCGGCGCATGGCTTCCACCAGGATGTCGCGAGCGGTGGCCTGGACGATGTTCTCCACGAATTTGGGGCCGTAGCTCTCCAGCCGCAGCCACTTTTTCTGTTCGCCCACACCTTCGTAGGTGACGGACTCGCTGCCATAGCGGTTGACGCCCATCTTTGGCTTCACATACACCAGCTTTCTGCCGGAGGGGAGCACGATGAACATCATGCCGCTTTGGTAGAAGAAGCGGATGCCGTGCGTCTCGGCGGGGACTCTGGCCCGGACGCAGGTGGCGGCGGCACGGTCTACATCCCACCAGAACTTCACGATGCGGGGGTTGGACTGCCGCCATGCGTCCACCAGGGGCTTCAGCTCCTCCTCGGTCAGGCCGTAGTTCAGCGCACCCATGGCTTTCAGCGCCCCCACCGAGCCGCCGTAGCCCAGGGCCAGCTCTGCGATCTTGCCCTTCTGCCGGAGATGGCCGTTGACCCCATGTTTGACCACGGGGACATGGAACATCTGGCTGGCCGAAGCGCAGTAGATGTCACCACCCTGGGCGAATACTTCCTGCCGCCACTGCTCCCCGGCGATCCAGGCGATGACCCGCGCTTCGATGGCCGAAAAGTCCGCCACGAAGAAGCGGCACCCCGGCTTGGGGATGAAGGCGGTGCGGATCAACTCAGAGAGCACCAGCGGGACGGAGTCGTAGAGCAGCTCCAAGGCGTCAAAGTGCCCATCCCGCACCAGCGTCCGGGCCTGCTTCAGATCGGGCAGGTGGTTCTGCGGGAGGTTTTGCACCTGGATGAGCCGCCCAGCAAATCTGCCGGTTCGGTTGGCTCCATAAAACTGGATCAGCCCGCGGGCGCGGTCATCTGAGCAGACCACCGACTCCATGGCGGTATATTTCTTGACACTGCTCTTAGCCAGTTCCTGCCGCAGGGACAGTGCCAGCTCCACCTCGCCGTACGCTTGGGACAGAAGCTCCTGGACGGACGCTTTGGAGAGAGAGTCAGTTTCCACACCTCTTTCCATGAGCCATGCCTTGAGCTGGGCGGGGCTGTTGGGGTTCTCCAGGCCGGTCACCGAGCGGGCCTGTTCCAAATGGGTGCGTTTGAACTGCTCATCGCAGCGGATGGCCTGTGCCACCAGGGTGCGGTCCAGCAGGATTCCCCGGTCGTTGATGCGCTGGTCGAGATGGTAGTTATCCCACTCTTCCGGGGAGACCGGGAATCGTGACAACTTCTGCTGAATGGACATCTCCGTCTCCACATCCCGGAGGTTATAGGCTTTGAACGCGGCCCACTTCTCCGGCGCGTCTGCGGGAAGGTGGCGGAATGTGGAACCGTCCCTGGACTTCGCCGGCGTGCAGAAATAGCGCACCAGGTCTTTGCCCTCCTTGAGCTTCTGCTTCTCCAGTCCCAGCACGGCGCCGGCTCCCTCCAGGGAGAGGGGCAGGCCCAGGGTGGCTGACCACACCATGGTGCAGTACCAGGAGTCGGGGTCCAGGTATTGTCCGACAGGGTACCCCAGGTACCGGGAGAGACACACCCGCTCGAACTGTGCGTTGAAGGCCCACTTGAATACCGCTGGGTCGGTCAGCGCAGTCAGCACATCGGCGGGGATGCCTTCGCCGGCGGTGAGATCCACCACCCGGACGGGGCCGCTGTCCACGGAATAGCCGAACAGCAGCACTTCAAACTCCGGGGCCTGGCAGTAGCGGTACACGCCGCACTTGGCCAGCGGCTCCGGGGAAAAGGTTTCAATATCGATGGATAGCGTTTTCATAGGACCTCCTTTCCTGTGGCATAAGGGCGGCAGAGGTCGCCCTCCGCCACCCTCGCCGGATGCTCGTTAGGAAAGGAAATCGTCATCGAAATCGGTGGAGAAGTCATCAGCGGCAGAGGAACGACCGCCCAGAGGTTCTCCGTCCCGCACCTTCTGGATGTTGCCCAGGCCGCAGGCGATGCCGCGGTTTCCGTTGGAGTTGAAGGCGTAGAAGTTGATGGACACACGGGCGTAGCAGCCGGAGTAGACCTCGGCGCGATCCAGGATGGGCTGCACGGAGCGGTCCACGATCTGGGGCGCAGTGGTGCTGTTGGCGTTGACAAAGTAGGCGCCCTTGTAGGCTTCATCGTCCCGCTCCAGATCACCGTCCCGCAGGGGGAGCTTCAGCGCGGCCTTGTTGGGGATCTTGCCGCCGAACTTGGCGGCTCCGTCCTTGATGGCGGCGTCCACGGCGGCGTTGATGGCATCGATGGTCTTGGTGTCGGTCTTGGGGATGATGAGGGAAACGCTGTACTTGGGGTTGCTTCCGTTGATGGAAGCCGGCTCCCAGACGTTGGCGTAGGACAGGCGGACAACACCGGTGACCACCTTGGTCGGGTTCTTGTGATTGACAGACATATCGTTATACCTCCGTAATTTCAGTAAATTCTTGGGCGGCATCCATTGCAGTGATAGCCGGACGCCGGTCGGATACCGGGACCAGGGTCGGCCTGCCCTTGGGCTTTTCGACCAGGCTGCCGAGGATCTCGGCAAAGGCCTTTTTGCCCATGAGCTTCTCCATCTCGGTGATGGGGATGAGGGTCTTCTTGAAGATGTCGTGGTACCCGGCGGCGTTAGCGGCGCGGATCACGGCTTCCTCGTCTGTGTACTTGCGGTTGGTGCGGCTCTCCACCAGTTTGAAGCCATGCCACACCTTGCCGTGGTGGATGGCGGCGTCCTGGGCGTAGGCTTCGATCTCACCGGCCCACTTGGTCAGGCCGGGAAGCCGGGAGAGTATGTCCTCGATCTCCGCATCGGTGAGGAGCGGCGGCATGGCGAACTCATACTTTGCAAGTTGGAGCTTGGCTTCCGCTCTGGCGCGGCACTTCACCGCCGCTTTGCAGAAGGTACACCAGGGGCCAGGGACATAGTCCCCTTCACCCTGGTAGGCCATTTCCGCCTTGGGCTTGAGGGTGTGTTCCGCCCAATCCATGAGCTGCTCCACGGTGATGATCCAGGTGGACACGTTCTCCCGGCGGGGCTGGTAGATGCTCATGGCGACCTGGGCGATGTCGTAGAGGTGGTCGAACTGCCGGAGTGCGCCCAGTGCGTACAGCATCATCTGGGGATTCTCCTCCGCGTCCACCAGGACGCCCTGCCCATACTTGAAGTCGATTATGTGCAGGAGCTTGTCCGCCACGATCAGGCAGTCGCCGGTGCCGAAACCGTCCGGCACATAACAAGAAAAATCCAGCCGCTGTTCGATGAGAACAAGAGGATCGGCGCAGAGCGCCTTGGCTTCCTCCAGCTGCTCCAGTACGAACTCCACATACCCATCGGTGTAGGCGTCCATTTCATCGCAGTCATACGGGCTGACGGGCTTCCGGGAACGCAGCTTCAGCGCCTTCTTGAGCTTATGCTCGGCAAGGGCGTGGGCGGCAGTGCCTTCAGCCGCGGCCTCCGTCTGCCGGTCGGCAAACTCCAGCTCCAGCCGCGCCGAGGGGTTGCAGTGGAGCCAGCGATGGGCGCCGCTGGCGGAGAGAACGGCGTGTTTGGAGGGCGGCATCAGAGCACCTCCGCATCCTTCAGAAGCGCCGGATAGTGCTTGGGGTCCACCGCCGACAGCTTTGGAGCACCGTACTTCTGCAGCAGCTCCCGGACCGCATCGGTTTTTCCGTCATGGCTCTTCTCAGCCAGCACTGCCCGCACCTGCTCAAGCGTGACCATTGGCTCCTTGGGAGGAGATGGAGCGCCCTTCTGTACCGGCTCGGCTTCCGGGGCTTCTCCCTGGGTCATGGCGTCCGCCAACGACTGGAGACTGTCAGCGAGGGAGCGCATATCCTCCACCACATCCAGGAGGAGCTTGATCTTACTCACAGGCCGCACCTCCATCTGCCAGTTCGGTGATGTCCAGGGATTCCACGGTGTTGCCGGGAATGAGGATCATCACACGCTCTTTGCGGCCCAGGAGCCGGGTGAGCATCTTCTCCCGCAGCGTCACACTGCGGCATCTGACCACCCCGCCGTTCTGCGGCTCCTTGGACACGCTGATTTTCAGCTTGTGCCTCATGGCGTTCATCCTTTCTGGAAGGCTGCTTTTCTTGCTTCTTCCGACATACGGCCAGGAGAACGGGCGGATATGAGGGTCAGCTCAGAAGTTTTTTCAGTTTTTTCTTCACCGTCTGCAAACGGTGGGAAATGGCGGACTGCGTCACGCCCATCCGGGCGGCATAGTCGTTGACGCTCACGTTCTCAAAGTAGATGGCCTGGACCATTTCCTGTTGGTCGGGGGTAAGCTGCTGGATGGCGGTGCGGAGACGCTCTTCATCGGTGGGGCCGGCAAAGAGGGCTTCCAGGCCGGAGTCCTCCACAGCGTAGTCCATGCCTTCGTAGACCTTGCCCTCCAGCGAATAGTGCCGGCGGGTCTCCTTGTGGTCGTTGTTGTACTCCTGCCGGTCCAGGTCGATGAGGATCTCGCCCCAATCATCGGGAACATCAATGGAGATGGTTTCGTTTACAAACTTGTACTGGATTTTCATAGCTATGGCTCCTTTCAGCGGTTTGAAGTTATAAAAGGTTGAAACTTCGAAACCGCAGAGCCACAGCCGTAATCCGTAGAGAAACAAAAAAACGGCCGGGATAACTGACCGTCCTGTTATGGGCGATTCAGTATCCTGGCCGTCATGCAGCTCTGCGGATTCGTATTCAGTTAGGCGCCTATTTCGGCGCAGTCAAAGCTCTCCACACGGAAAGCAGCGTCATTAACCCTGGTGATAGTTGTTTTGGTCATCTGGCGCTCGATAATGAGCTGTTGTCCCAAGGAAAGCTGTGTTTCCATGCGCTGACCTTTGTATAAGGCCTGGATTGAGCCTGTCCGGGCATCACCCATGCAGATGAGCCGGTTTTTACAGTCGCGGATTTCTTCCACGGACGTCCTCCTTCCCTCGGTTATTGATAGGCACCACCTCCAGATTGAATATTCCCCGTGTTAGCTAACTTGCTAACATCATGGGTAAAAAAAACAGCGGGCGGGATACCCGCTGTGAATTTGGCGTCAGATAGCGACGGATGCGAAATCCATCAGAGCGGTGAAGGCGGAATAGCTTGTCTGGTCATCGGAGGGGATGTACCCCATGTCCTTCAGCCGGATCACCGCCGCTTCGGTAGAGACATCAAAGGTATTGGAGACATCGCTGACCAGCCTGGCGCGGTTGACCAGATTCTCCATCAGAGAGTTGCGGGGGTACTTGTTTGCCACCAGCTGCACCGCACATTTGGGCATGAGGATGGCGGAGGAGAAGTAGTTTGCCTGCCACTCCATCCAGTCATGGTCAGTCCACAGTTTCCGGTCGCCCTTTTTGCAGCCGGCGTCCATTCGACACTGGATCATGGGTGTCATGGCCATATCAAACATACACGTCTGATTGGGGTCGTAGGAAAAGTAGCCGGTGTGGAATATGTCATGGCCACCCTCGTGACCGAGGGTAAAGCGGTAGCGGTGCTGCTGGTTTTCCTCCAGCAGCCGCGTATCGATAATGACCGTGTGGGCCTTGGCGCTGATGTACTCAGCTCTCCCTGTCTCCTGTGAGAAAACTATGACCCGGTTTGTGTCGTTAAACACCGTCATCCCCAGGTAAATCCCGTTGTGGGATAGAAGCTGGTAGTCGGGGGTCATGCCAAGGTAGTTCTCTACGAAAGACTCTATGTCAACAGGTGCGGGATTCGTCAAGACGGACGGTTGGAAATCCCGCACGAAGTTTTCTCCGATAGTATCGATTTCAGGTTTGCTGAGGATAGGGACGCCGCGGCCCCGGACTCGGTACGAGGGTGTGTACATGGATTGAGATTACCCCTTTCGCTTCTTGAGTTCATCCACGAAGCGCATCCACTCGGCCTCCCCGGCGTCCAGATCACGGGCAGTGCGCAGGGCAGCGGAGACATAATCTCTGCCGATGATATACTCCGGCAGGTCGGGGGCCACGGAATTGCGCATCTTACCCGCCAGGTCGAGCATGGCGGACTTTTCTTCGTCTGTGAGGAGGAGGATTTGAGCGATCTGCTCCAGTTTCTCCATTTCCGGCGGGTTGCGGCGACCCTTCTCAATGTCACTGAGGTAGGGTGCGGATACATGGAGCATTTCGGCCATTTTTCGGAGCGTTATTTGCTTTTCCTCCCGTTTCCTCTGTAGGAACTCTCCGAATGTAAGATTTTGTGTGTTCATCATATTCACCTTTTCACTAATAATTCGCCCTTACACTTGCCCTTTACGGGACTTACTTGCGGGTCTTTCATCTTCACATTTTATGGTGAATCTTCGCTAATATGCTTGTTAGCTCGTTAGCTTACACATATTATAGCCATCCCGGCCAGTTTTGTCAAGGGTATGGCGGTGAAAAACTTCATTATTTCTACGGATTAATCTAACTGACAGGCGCCGGACTGATAGGAAAATCAACCCGGCGCCTTTTTATGTGTTAGTCTTCGGTTGCCTCAGCGGAGGAGAGTGCGGCGGCAGCAGCGGCTTCCTTCTGCCGTTTGGCGGTCCACCCACCGCGAGGAGAGGGGCGGAAGGCCGCGCCAAGATCGTAGACGAGCGCCTGCTCATCGGCGAAGTAGATGCCCGGAACATTCCAGTTGTCCTCCTCAGACCACTCGCCCATCTTGCGGATCAGATCAACCACGGCGGCAGAACTGATTTTGATGGCGTACTTCTGCTCGTGCTCAGGCTTGGAGAAGGCGATGGCGTTGGGAGCGTCCTCCTTGCAGGCCCGGATGGCGAACTGCTTGTCCTTGGGGTTGACGAGCACCTGCACATACGGAGCGTAGTGCAGCTCGGCGGCGGTCTGGATGTTCAGCTTCAGCACCTTGCCGGTGATGGTGGCAACGGAAGCGGAACGGGTCTTGATGAGGTCAACGACAGTAAAATTGCTGAGAATAGACATAGTGATTACTCCTTTGAAATCGTAAAGTTTTCATCGTCCTCCAGTAAGGGGGACACGGCGGGTTCGGCCTGGGTGGACAGCGTTTGGAACAGGGACTCGATGTACTCCGTCTCCCAATCCGGGTTGACGATCAGGAAACCGGCCAGAGGTCCTTTAACGATATAGCGGGGCTTTCCGCGCCGAGAGCGGTTTTTCGTGTATCTCCGCTCCTTACGGATCTGCTGCGCAGTCAGCCAGTCGCTCTTTTCGATGATGGGGTCGTGGTGACCCTCGATGAAGTACTGCGTCTCCAGGCCGTTGTTCTTCACGCTCTTGTGGGTAAAGAAGTCTATCGTCACTGTTTTTTGACACAAGGCGTCTCCACAGTATTTTTCGTTGCGGAGGATGCCAAGGACGCTGCCGGAACTCCAAGACGATAGACCCTTGACGGTAGGTATGCCGCTCTTTGTAAGGAAATCTGCGATCTGGGGGGATGAGTAGCCCTCCAGATAAAGACTGTATATGGTTCGCACCACATCCGCTTCGTCCTCATCGATCTCCCAGGCACGCCCCTTATAGCCGAGGAGCGCCCAATTGGGATAGACGCCCAAGCCCTGCGCCCTGCGTCTCTTAAAAGACCACTTGAGGCTGTTGGACTTCTGCTCGGATTCGCTCTGGGCGACTAAGCTCAGAACGGTGATAATCATATCGCTGCTCTTGTCCAGGGTGTTGAGCTTTTCGGCTTCAAAATAGACCCCCACGGGCGGGTCCAGCCTGCGTAGCATATAGATGTAGTTCAGGCTGTCCAGCACATTCCGGGCAAATCTGCTGACCTGCTTGGTGATGATTAGGTCGATTTCTCCCGCTTTGCACTTCTCGATCATCTCCAGAAAGTGCTCGCGGTGGAGAACCGAGGTGCCGGAGATGCCTTCATCCGCAAAAATACCTGCGAACTCCCATTCCGGGTTTTCATGGATCATTTTTGTGTAATTCTGCACCTGCAGCTCATAGCTGGTTGCCTGGGTGTCCTCATCGGTGCTGACACGGCAGTAGGCGCAGACGCGGAGCTTCTTCTTGGTTTCCTCGGTCACCAGATCCCGCTTGGCGGGAATGATCTGAACCTCCTTCTGGGGGCCGTTGGTGTATGCGGTACGGATAGCGTCCTTCTGAGCCTGTCGGTTTTCATCGCTGCGTCCATGGGGGCGAAGTGGTGTTTTCTTTATTACTTTTATGGTCGTTCACCCCCTCCCGCTGCATGATTGTGGCAGCAGGGTTTCCACCAACCACAGCAGCTTGGAGCCGGCGCACCATTTATTATACCGGGAAATCCTGCCTTGGTGTTAAACTAAACGATAACGGCCACTCATAATAACGGCATTGGAGGCAAAAAAATAAGAAGCCCGAAGGCTTCCTATTTATTCGTTCTGGCTCATGGCTTTGAGCATCTGTAAGGCGGCGGATTTCTGGGAGGGGGTGAGAACCATCCAGCTTTCAAACACCTCTTTGAGTTCCGGGGTCATCTCTACCATTTCCCCATCTGCGAAAAACTGTGAGAGGGTGATCCCGAAGCCTTTGCAGATGACCTCTAACGTGGTGATGGAAGGCACGGTGTTCCGCTTAAAAATATTTGCCAAGGTTGACTGCGATAGGCCGCAGACCTTAGACAGCTTATATTCCGTCCAGCCCCGTTCATCCAGTAACCGCCGGAGCCTCTGGTTTGTGTCCATTGCGCCACCACCTTCCTGTAACTATTTTACCGTTCAACTCGGTGGCTCCGATACAGCTAACTTGTATTGAAACTACCGTTATGTTAAACTGTAAAGAGGCCAAGTATTCAGGTGATGGAGGTGCGGTCATGGCGACAGAAGCAGAGAAGAGGATGCATCGGTGCTGTTTCACCGGGCATAGACCGGAAAAGCTGCAGGCCCCAGAGGGCGTGGTGACTGCGGCTCTGGAAAAAGAAATCCGCCAGGCTATTGCTGACGGATTCAATGTCTTTATTACCGGTATGGCTCGTGGCGTGGACATCTGGGCAGCGGAGATCGTGCTCCGACTCCAGGACGCCGGCGAAGCTGTCCGGCTGATTTGCGCTTGCCCGTACCAGGGCTTCGAGCGAGGGTGGAAGCAGAGCTGGCAGGAACGCTACCAGGCGATCCTGTCTGCCGCTGACCTTGTGCGGTTCATCTGCCCAGGGTACAGCCGCAGTTGCTTCCAACGGCGGAATGAGTGGATGGTTGATCACGCCGCCAGGGTGATTGCCGTGTGGAACGGCCAGCCCAGCGGGACGAAGAACACCATAGACTATGCGATGAAAGTGGGCGTTCCTTACATCCGCATAGCTTCTTGAGGGCACAAAGGAACTACAACGGGAAAAGATTATATTTGTAATCGCAAAAATACTTCGGCGTTACGAGAGTTTTAATCTCGTAAGAGGTAGATATTTCAGCGCAGTTGTGGTATAATGAACCTGTCGCACGTTGCTGAGCTTTGTGGCTCTTGTGGCGACAAATCCAATATTTCTCGGACAGGCAAAATGCCTATGAGTGTCGAGGGAGGTTCATTATGCGAATCAGCTATAACAAGCTATGGAAAATGCTGATTGACAAAAACATGAAGAAGAGCGACCTCAAAGACCAGGCAGGTATCAGCTCGTCCTCCATTGCTAAACTTGGAAAAGGGGAAAACATTACAACAGATGTTCTTTTGCGAATTTGTGAGACCCTGCATTGCCATGTAGAGGACATTATGGAGACAGTTGATGAGTAATCCCGCTATTAGTTAAGAGGTGCCAATGAGCGAGGTGGCTTAAAGAAGTGACAAAGCAAATCAAATCCAAGCAGCGCGTGGCGGACCACGGCGAGGTGTTTACTGCCGAGCGCGAGGTCGAAGCCATGTGCGATTTGGTTAAACAAGAAACCGAGCGGATCGACAGCCGCTTTTTAGAGCCAGCCTGTGGGGATGGAAATTTCCTTTCTGTCGTATTGAAAAGAAAGCTGGCCATAGTAACGAAAAAGTATAGGCGTAGCGCCTATGATTGGGAGCGCAATTCCCTGCTGGCGCTGGGCAGCTTGTATGGAGTCGATATCCTTCTGGATAATGTCATCGCCTGCCAGAAGCGGCTCTATGAGATTTGGAGTAAAGAGTACAAAGCAGTCTGTAAAAACGAGTGCAATGATGAGACCAGGCAGTCCGCTCAGTTCATTTTGCGGCTCAATATTGTCTGCGGAAATGCGCTGACCCTTATGTGTGTAGACGCTGAAGGCCGCGAACTGAACGTGCCGATTATTTTCTCTGAGTGGACATTTCCGTTTAATGACGCGAGGATGCAGCGAAAGGACTACACCTTTGCCGAGTTGCTCATGGCATCTGACACCACAGAAACCCTCAAGGAAACAGGGCAAACATATATGTTTGCCAACGAGGACGGCGAGGTGGAACCCACCTTCCTGAAACAGTACATCGCCCACTATCGTCACATCAGCGAGGATGATACCCGCTGGAGAGAAGCCTACCGGTATTTGCCGAATAATAAGGAGGATCTGGGAAATGAATAAAAACCTGTTCGATAATGTGTATAACCCAGATGTGCTATCCTGTCTGGCTAACCTCTCCAACGATGAGGTGTTTACCCCGCCAGAGGTCGTGAACCAGATGCTGGATATGCTGCCCCAGGAGCTATTTCGGAACCCGGACATTACCTTCTTGGACCCCGCCTGTAAAACGGGAGTGTTCCTGCGGGAGATCGCCAAACGGCTGATTGACGGGCTTGCCCCGCAGATACCGGATCTCCAGGACCGCCTGGACCACATTTTCCACAAGCAGCTGTATGGCATTGCCATCACTGAGCTGACCAGCCTGCTCTCCCGCCGTGGCCTGTATTGCTCAAAGTTCCCGAATGGTGAATTCTCGGTGTCTCAGTTCGATGATGCCCAGGGTAATATCCGGTTTAAGCGGATACAACATACCTGGAAAGAAGGCAGGTGCGTATTCTGCGGAGCGTCTCAGGGCGAATATGAGCGTGGTGATGAATTGGAAACCCACGCTTATGAGTTTATCCATTGGAGGAACCCGGAGGAGATTTTTAATATGAAGTTCGATGTGATAATTAGTAATCCGCCTTATCAAATGAGTGATGGCGGGAATGCAGCGAGTGCAACCCCCATATATCAAAACTTTGTCGAACGTGCGAAGAAGCTCAACCCACGTTTTCTTACCATGATTATACCTTCCCGCTGGTTCATGGGCGGGAGAGGATTAGATACATTTAGAAATGATATGCTACACGATAACCGTATTCGTGTAATTCATGATTTCCCCAACGCATCAGACTGTTTTCCTGGAGTAGAAATTAAGGGTGGGGTTTGTTATTTCCTATGGTCCCGCGATGAGAGAGGGGATTGCGAAGTGCATTCCCACGTTGGCAAGGATGAAGAGGTATCAACCCGTCCTCTCCTTGAAGAAGGAATGGATACTTTCATTCGGAGTGATACACAAATAAGTGTACTACATAAAGTACGAGGAAAGCGAGAGAAAACTCTTGATATTTGTCTGAATGCAGGACGCTTTTATGGTTTCCACACTAAAATAGAGTGGAACAAAGCAAAAACGGAAGGCACAATTCAGACTGCTGATGGCAAGAGTTCCATTCCCATGCACTCTCGTCCTACTAATGATAATGATGTCAAAGTCTACATTCATGGAGGGGAGTGTTGGTTGCCGCGATATGACATCCCCAAAAATGCGGACAAAGTTGAAAAATACAAAGTAATAATACCGCGTTCTGGAAATCCTGGTGGAAGCATTTTGGGCCGTCCCAAACTAAGTGAGCCAAACTCGTGCAGCTCGAATACTTATGTGGTATTCCTCCCAACAGATCATGATATGACGCTCAATGAGGCAAATAATGTCATAACATATCTGAAAACTCGGTTTGTGAGGTATTTGATTGCAACAAAAACATCAACGCAGGATATGCCACCCAGGGCTTATGGATTTGTCCCTGTTCAAGATTTTTCTCAGACCTGGGATGATGCTGCTCTATACAAGAAGTACTCACTGACTGACAAAGAAATTACTGCAATTGAAGAACTAATCCCAGTTATGGAATGAGGTGCTGAGAAATGCAAAATGCTGTTTTCTTCATCCAGCGCCCTGAAGTTACTCCTACCATATATGTCTATAACCTCCCCCAGGTGCCTGATCACACGGGATACATAAAAATCGGCTATACAGACCGGGATGTGGAGACCCGCATCAAAGAACAGATGCACACCAGCGGGCTGAAAGCCAACCTTCTGTACACCGAGTCCGCCATGCGTTCTGATGGTTCTGTCTTTACAGATAAAGATATCCACCGCATTCTGCGCCGGAAAGGATTTCGGCAGCTCAACGAGGGCGAGGATCGCAACGAGTGGTATAACTGCTCTGTGGCGGATGTAAAAGCCGCTATCGTGGAGCTGAAGGAGGGCATTGTCACCGAGTCCACCCGCACAGCCATCTTCAAAATGCGCCCGGAGCAGTATGCCGCAGTAGAGCGCACCATGAAGTATTACGCCTATGCCGAGAAAGAAGACCCCGGCAGGGCGCCTAAGTTCCTTTGGAACGCTAAAATGCGTTTCGGCAAAACCTTTGCTTCTTACGAACTGGCCAAGAAGATGGGTTTTACCCGAATCCTCGTGTTGACCTTTAAGCCGGCGGTAGAGTCCGCCTGGCGCGAGGACCTGATGACCCATGTGGACTTTGATGGCTGGCAGTTTATTTCGAACAAAGACGCCGCTGGAGAGCACGTCAATATTGACCGGGAATATGCCCGTGCCGATAAGTCGAAGCCCATTGTGGTGTTCGGTTCGTTCCAAGATCTGCTGGGTACCAACGAGTCCGGTGGCATAAAGGCAAAGAACGAGTTTATCCACACAGACAATTGGGATCTGGTCATTTTCGATGAGTACCACTTTGGCGCGTGGCGCGAGAATGCCAAAAAGCTGTTTGACAACCCGGACGATGAAGCGGCTGCAGACTTCGATGCCGAGAAGTATCAAGAGGAAGAGGCCGGTAACGCCTACAACGAGACCTTCCTGCCCATTACCACCTCTCACTACCTGTTCCTTTCCGGCACGCCGTTCCGCGCCCTGAACAGCGGTGAGTTTATCGAGGATCAGATTTATAACTGGACCTACTCCGATGAGCAGCGGGCCAAAGAAAACTGGGTTGGTTCCGACAACCCCTACCTGGCTCTGCCCAGAATGGTGATGCTTACTTATCGCATACCCGACAGCATTCGGCAGATTGCCATGCAGGGTGAGTTTAACGAGTTTGACCTGAATGTGTTTTTCTCTGCCAAAGGCAAAGGCGATGAGGCACGCTTCGTGTATGAAAACGAGGTGCAGAAATGGTTGGACCTGATCCGAGGATCCTATCTGCCCTCTAACATTGATGACATGAAGCTAGGGCAGGACAAGCGTCCTCCGATGCCTTATTCGGATACCAGGCTGCTGAACGTCCTCTCCCATACACTGTGGTTCCTGCCCAACGTGGCGTCGTGCCAGGCAATGTATAACCTCATGATGCAGAAGCAGAATGCCTGGTTCAACCAGCGGTATGTGATCAACGTCTGCGCCGGCACAAAGGCGGGCGTTGGTCTGGACGCCCTGGCTCCGGTTTTGAGATCAATGGGCGATCCCCTAAAGACGCACACCATAACTCTCTCCTGTGGTAAGCTCACCACCGGCGTGACCGTAAAGCCCTGGACCGGCGTATTTATGTTGCGGAATCTTAAAAGCCCGGAAACCTACTTCCAGACTGCGTTTCGCGTTCAGTCCCCTTGGGAGATCAAGGATGAGCTCGGCAACCGTCAGATCATGAAGCAGGAGTGCTATGTGTTCGACTTCGCGTTGGACCGGGCCCTCCGGCAGATTGCTGACTATAGCTGTCGGCTGGATGTAAACGAAGCGAATCCAGAAAAGAAGGTCGCGGAATTTATTAACTTCCTGCCAGTGCTTGCCTATGACGGAAGCTCCATGCGACAGATCAACGCTCAAGACGTGTTGGACATCGCTATGGCGGGAACGTCCGCTACGCTGCTGGCAAAGCGGTGGGAGTCTGCATTGCTGGTAAATGTGGATAACGATACCCTGTCCCGTCTGATGGCCAGCAAGGAGGCCATGGATGCGCTGATGAATATCGAGGGATTCCGTTCCCTTAATCAGGACATCCAGACCATAATCAATAAATCCGAAGCGGTTAAAAAGGCGAAAAAGGAAGGCGGCGAAAAGACCCCCAAGGAGAAGAAGGAGCTTTCTGACGAGGAAAAAGAATACAAGTCCATGCGGAAGAAAATCCAGGAAAAGCTCATCAAATTTGCTACCCGCATCCCTGTCTTTATGTACCTCACAGATTACCGTGAGCGGTCTCTGAAAGACGTGATTACTCAGTTGGAGCCGGGGTTGTTTAAAAAGGTCACCGGCCTGAATGTAAAGGACTTTGAACTGCTTTGTTCCCTTGGGGTTTTCAATGCAAACCTCATGAACGATGCGATTTTTAAGTTTAAGCGGTATGAGGATGCCAGCCTGTCCTATACGGGTATCGATAAGCACGAGGGCAAGGATGTCGGTGGCTGGGATACCGTCATCAAACGTGCCGAGTATGACCAGCTGTTCTACAATCAGCAGGCAACGATGGAGGCCCCGACGATTTATGAGGTTCCCCCCATTGATGAGATCCCGGTGCCTGCCGAAATCAAGCCCACACCGATAGAAGTCAAGCCCAAAGTAGTACCGACTCCACAGACAAAGCCCCCCGCCAAGCCTACAGTTGCACCCCCATCGGTAACGACACAGTATGGTGTACGGGGCGCTATGCCTACGCAAAAGCCTGCCAAAGCCGAGGAAAACCCGGTACCAAATGTGGCGGACGGTTCCAAAGTGGTTCATAAGAGCTTTGGCGAAGGAACCGTTACCAAAATTGACAAAGCGCAAAAACATATCCGGGTCACCTTTGCCATCGGAGAAAAGACCTTCATTTTCCCAGATGCATTTAAGCAAGGCTTTTTGAAAATGAAGGATTAACCGGATAAGGTCAAAACCCGCTGCTGTAAAGGCAGAGGGGCGTTTCTCTCTATCCTGCTAAGGAGTGAGCCTATGGAAAAAAAGAATGGAGTAATCTATATTCTGACAAATCCGTCCTTCCCGGACTATGTAAAAATCGGGTATGCGGATGATATTGACAAGCGGCTGAAACAGCTGAACCGGAGCGAATGCATCCCATACGCCTTTCGGGTATATGCTACATATGAGGTCTCCTCGCGCTTGTCGGATGTAAAAATCCATTCCATCATCGATAAGCTCAACCCCAACCTGCGGTCGGTAGAGAGCTTCAACGGTAAGCAGCGAGTTCGTGAGTTTTATGCCATGTCCCCGGAGGATGCCTACGCCATACTTGAGGCCATCGCAGAAATTCATGGCTGTTCGGATAAACTGCAGCGGATTGCCCCCAGTGAAGAAGAGCAGCAGGCGGAACAGGTAGCGCAGGATGTAGACACAGAGAGTAGCGAACGTGCCTCCAATTTTTCCTTCAGCAAGTGCGGGATACCCGAAGGTGCTAAAATTGAGTTCTGTGATAACCCCAGCATAACAGCAACAGTAGTTGGCGATAGAAGCGTTGAATATAATGGGGAGACTATGTCGCTGACCGCCCTTGCAAAACTTCTGACCGGTAAGCAGTACTCCATTGCCGGACCAAAATACTTCAAATACAAGGGCGAATGGCTCAACGATATCCGTCATCGGCTTGGCGTTTAA